ACTTAAGTGTAAAAGCTCTTGGTGAAAAAATTAGATTAGAACAACTAAATGCTGATAACGATGTTACTGACACGTTCACTCTCCATAATCCGTGGATTACGAATGTTGATTTTGGTTCACTTGCATATGAAAGTGACGCAATGATTGAGATTAGTGTAACAGTCCGTTATGATTATGCATTTTTTGAAAAATAAATAGATTATTTAACATTTTTATTGACTAGTGATATAGTTATATTTTAGAAAAGAGGTAAAAATGGTAACTCGAAATAATCAGAGCAAGCTTGGTGGTGTAACCCCTCAAGATTCTGATCCCGCTTTCTTGTCTGAAGAAGACAACCTTTCCTTTGTTACTCCAACAGAATTTGTTGACCTTCCATCCAAAGGAATATACTATCCAGAGGAACACTCTCTTCATAACCAAGATACAGTTGAAATTCGTTACATGACTGCTAAAGATGAAGATGTTTTGACGTCTGAAGCTTTAATTAAAAAAGGAGTCGTGATTGACAGGTTTGTACAAGGTATATTGGTAGATAAATCTATCAAGGTGCAGGATTTGTTACTTGGCGATAAGAATGCAATAATAATTGCAGCAAGAATGACCGGGTATGGTTCTGATTATATGGTAAATATCTCTTGTCAGTCTTGCGGAGTAGTGAGTGAAAAAACGTACGATTTGAACGAAATTTCAGTACTTAAAGGTATAGACGATATTGATTTTGATGAAGCAGGGGTAGAAGTAACAGAGCAGGGAACTTTTCTTGTTGAACTTCCAAGAACAAATGTTCTAGTTGAGTTGAAATTGGTAACAGGAAGAGATGAGATAAAAATACAAAATTTAAAAAATAAAAAAAAGAAACTTAAATTAGAAGAGACAAATTTAACAGATTATCTCAAAACTGTGATCGTTTCAGTGAACAATGATGACACCAGATCTGTTATTAATAACGTGGTTCAAAGTTTGCCTTCATCAGATGCAAAACACATTCGCGACGTTTATCAAAAAATAGTTCCAAGAATTGATTTAGAAACTTACTTTGAATGTGAAGAATGTGGCTTTGCAAAGGAGGCCAATGTACCAATTACGGTACAATTTTTTTGGCCTAAGTAATGAATATATAGAAAGTGTCTACGAAGAGTTCTTCGTATTAAAATACTATGGTGGCTGGAGCTTCATTGAGTCGTATAACTTGCCAGTAAAAATTAGAAGATGGTTTTTGCAAAGACTTATTAAAGAAAAAGCTCTTGAAGCGGAAGCCAATGAAAGCAAAAACCTTACGCAAAACTAATTATTCATAAGTAATCTACTGTAAGGAATAATTGTAATGACAACCGAGGAGATGCTAAAGGATCTGCACGCTGCGGTCAAGGGAGCCGCCACAGCCATCGGCGACTTTGTTAATAAAACTGGCAATCTTGCCGGCGCAATGGATGACGCGGTAAAGACACTTACCGGCGTCGTTGGAGCAACTGGTGCCGCAGCTTTTGGATGGATCTTTCAGGATTATTTTGCAGCCATGTTTAGACAACAACTGCAAGTAGTTGGAAAGATAATTTCAGAAGTAGTTTTTGCTCCAATACAAGTGTATACAGAATCCTTGCAGGCTATTTTTCAAGCTTTTTCAAGCGTAGCAAATAGATTGGGAACTGAATTTATAAACCTGCATAAAATACTTGATGAATCAACTTCAAATTTCTTTAAACTTACTCAAGCGTCAGAAGGCTACACTTCGGTCATTAGAAACTCAATTGATGAATTGCGTAAGCAAGGCCTTCAACTGGAAGGTGTTTCAGATTCAGCTGCAGCCTTGTATAGGAACACTGTCTTGTTTAGAGATTCAGTAAGTGCGACACAAGTACGATTGATTACATTTGTGCAGACATTGGAGCAGGCTGGAATAAGTGGTGAGTCAACGACAAGAGCGATTCAAATCTTAAATAAAACATTTGGTGATACCGGCGCACAAACACAAGCTGCGACAGAAAGCATTGTTCACTTTGCTAGATCTGTTGGCGTCGCTAGTTCAGATGCAATGGAGGGCATGGGGCAAGCCGCGACAGTCCTTGCAGCTCACGGGCAGAATATGACTAGAGTATACAGAGAATTAATGGTTCAAATGAGAGCAACCGGTCTGGGTACGCAAGAGCTATTGGGTATTGCAGAACGATTTGATACCTTTGAACAAGCTGCAGATTCTGTAAGTACATTAAACTCTCTACTGGGCGGCCCATATCTGAACTCTATAGAAATGGTTTACAGAACCGAAACACAAAGAAATAGGGCTGTGTTAGAAGCATTAGAATTATCAGGCAAATCGTGGGCGACTATGGATAGATTTGAAAGAAAAGCTTTTGCCGGAGCAGTAGGCATTAGAAATATGGCACAGGCAACTGAATATTTTGGTACTAGTTTGAGAGACTTTGATAACGCAATGGCGAACTCTGCAGAACACGCTAGAAAACAGGAGGCTTTAGGAGAAATTGCAAGAAGATCAACCACTTTGATCGAGAATCTTAGAAACGCTTTGTTGGCTGTGGTAGCTACTTTTAGAGATGAACTTGATTGGCTTAGAAAAGCGACTTATGCATTGGTAGAATGGAACGAACAAACTCATGGTGCCGTAGGAAGGGTTGCGACATTGGTTGCTGGCATCGGCGCCGCCACAGCTGCTTTTGGCCCGGTTGGTTTTGTCGGTGCTTTGGCTTTGGTGAGAGACAAGTGGTCTGAAATTGGACACTGGCTTGGTGATGATGGCAGGCGAATATTTAGTAATCTTGGAGAATCCATAATGCAGACTTTCTCTAGGATTCCTGGCTATATATCTGAAATATTTGACGCTGTTAGGCGCCTGATGAAAGATGATGCTTTTAAAAGTTATTTTGGCGTAGGGATGGAAACAATGTTTGATATGATTAAATCTGCAGCTTTAACATTAGGAAGTTGGATTGGTGATGTGATGTCAAATGCTATAGGGCAGGTGCTTATAAGACTTGGTCCGCTTCTTCAAGAGAATATTGATTGGCTTCCTAGTACATTATTTGATTGGATGAAGGTAACCGGTGAAGAACTGATTAGTGATTTAGGTGAAACAGCCAATAGGCAAAAGCAAATTTTTTATGAAAATCATAGGGTAATGCTAGCACACGCTCGAGGTTTAGGTGACGAATTTGTACCAGGGACAAATACTATCTATCTAGGCAACAAAGATAATACTGATGCCACAAAAGATGTTGGAACAGATATTAGAAACTTAAAAGCTACTGTAGATGCTATAGCTGTAATGGTTAGTGAACACAGTTTGGGTAGAAGAAGAGAATACGCTGAACCTAGAACTGATATAATAGATCGAACTGCGTAAATAGGAAAAATAAGAACAAAAAATGCCTGCATTCAAATCACATTCAACTTTATTATCCGACGGCACAGACACTATTGCAAGAAAAGGGTTTTATATCGAAGTATATCATATAAATAGTGACAGAACTGTAAGATTTAAAGCAATACTAAAAGGTTATAATGATCAACACAGTGTTTCGTATGATGATCATTTTTTTGTTGGCCAATCTGAACCTATTAAAAAGTGGAAGAGCACTGTGAGACAAATTGATTTATCATTTGTTGCTCTAGCATCTGGTATTGCAGAGGGAAAACATAATTTGGCGAAAGTCTCTTTGTTGACTAATATGCTTTACTCTGAACAAGATATCGACACAGGAGGTGGAGTAGTAACGAAGGTTGGTGGCTCTCCAATATTTAGAGTTCGTCTTCTTAATTTAATCGGCAAACCTGGATCATCTTGGGGAGAGGCGTGGGAATCTGGTTTGCAAGGATATATTTCAAACTTGATGTATAGAATAGAACCAGAAGATACAGTGTTTTTTCATTCTCCCTCTCAAAGGGACAACGCAGAACGTGTCGGAAGACCGGTGAGTCCATGGGAAAAAGATAATAACGATTCTCATCACGTTTATCCTCAGGAAATAAAGATAAGTTTTACATTCCACCCAGTTTATGAAAGGAGTCCAGCATGGATAAATGGGTACTTTCATGTTAATGGTAGATATGTAAAGACACATCCATATGGAATTGATACAGAATCAGCTGTCGCAGCTACATCAAATGGTGCTCAATTGAAATTACGAAAGAAAGCTATCGCTCAAAGTGTCACCCCGACGCCGCCGATAGATCCAAACAGTCTCGAGAATGACATGAACAGAATGGAGATGGAAAATAATTTAGCCTTCCAAGAAGCAAAATCAGAATCTGAACTGGCAGATCTATCTGCTATCGACTGCTCTATGATGAGTCATCCGAGCTGTCCGCAGCAGTCGGTGCTTCCCGGGAGGGAGGCTTGGCAGATCGAGGAGGATATAGCCAGGGAAGCCAATGCGAATCGAATATACGAGAATAAAAAAACAATCGATAACATGAAAAAAGCAAATCCGCCAGACTTGCCCCGGGCCACCGTGATCCCTAGCGCTGAAGGGGTGGAGAAATTGAGGGCGGCTGCGCTGAAAAAATCGAAGAAGGAAGCGAAGGCAGCGGCGCAACTGAAGGAAAACGCCGAACGCGCGAAGCAGGGGAAGCCACCGAAGCTTCGGCTTGATATAACTAACTACGAAGGAGAATAAGAAGATTAATGGCAAGCAGATATAAAAATAGAACAGTTCTTACAAACAATTTAAATTTCTACTCAGAATTTTTTGAGGAAAGAAAAGTTAATCTTATAAATCAATATACAACTCCGAAAATTCCTTTCATGACTGCAGCGGATCGTGGGAAAATTGGTGCTATTCCTCACGTTTGGGGACTTGGAGACAGGTATTATAAGCTTGCCAGTGAATATTATGATGACCCTACTTATTGGTGGGTCATAAGTTGGTATAACCAAAAGCCACTAGAAAGCGATGTTTCAGCTGGAACCGTCATACGCATCCCAGTTCCTCTTGATACTGTGTTGACGTATTTTTATTAAGGAGTTGTTTTAAATGGTGGATGTTGTTAAAGATATATCAAATACTCTGATTGGGCAGGAGTTTCTTTCGCACATGGAAACCTCACCCGTTGGCGCCAAAGAGGAAATTGAACACAGTCTACCTTCCGATGCTAATCAAATTTTTATATCTGATTTTCTAAAAGAGTTTGATGCCATTAAAGGTACACGAGAAGGAAGCATCACCCAAAAGTTTAAAAATTTCTTTATGTTGACACCGCATCCGGATTCTACTTTCTTTCTAAATCAAATGACAGCAATCGACAAAGGACAATCTCTAGTTGAAAATGTTCCTCGCTCAATAGTAGGAGATTTACAACCTTATTTTAAACTTTTTTTAACTTATGGAATGGGCGACAGCTATAAAGAGTTTCCTTTGAAGCTTAATAATTTTGAAGGATTTTCGGAGATGACTGAATCTAGAGCTGGTTTGGGAGTTGGTTTGAAATCTTTTTCTTGGGTTTATGCCGGATCACATCCTGGAGACATTGAACACACTATAAACTGCAAAATGAAACTTTATTTTGAATCACCTGAAGCACTTTTTCATGCTTATACAGTTGATGACAAGCGCTCCCCACACCATGGTCAGAAATATGGTTTTGCTAGTTTGATATATAGGCGATCGCCTCGCAATAAAGGAGGCTCAAAGTACACAACAGAGAATTTTGATAGCGCCGGCCAGTCAAGTACTGCACATCTAACTTACAGCCAAAAGGATCACAGAGTCAAGGTTGAAATAGGATACGTTCCTCCTTCCAGTGGTAGACTGGTAGAAGCTTTTGCAAATCAAAGATTTAATACTGGCCCCAGCGCCATCGAATCGGCAGATAATTTTAGGGAAGCCTTACGAGAAAATAAAGTAATTCTATACCTTACCATGAAAAGGCACACCTTTACTCCTATTTTTTCATCAGGTGATTTTTCTTTTGAATTAGACATAGATTTTCAGGGCTCTATCGAAGCAGCAATCACAACTGAAGAAGCCAATATACTAATAAGTAAAGATATGAGATACGAGCAATCTAGAAGACGATTAAAAGAGAAAACTGAGGAGATGAGACGGGTAGTTGGAAAAATGAAGCTTGTACATCCAGATTTGAAAAATGAAATTCTGTTTTGGGAATTGTCAGAGTTTCTTGGAGACAGCGAGAAAGAAACCAAAACCGCCATTAAAAAAGACTATTATAATCTTCTTGGACAGGAACCTCCACCTCGGAATAACCCGACCTTCAATCAACATAACAACAACATAGAGAATATTCATAAATTTATGAAAGCTAAAGGTACACAAAAACAACAAGAAGCAAAATTCAATACATCTCCAGTTAGCTTGCTTGATAAATATAGAAATATTACCTGCAAGTTAAATGATAATGGTAAAATTTACAATCTTATAATTGATAAACAAGAGTATACTAAATATTTTAATAAAAGACAGTCATTATATGATTCTCCGGTAAGCGATAAAAAAAGCGAGGAAGCGAAAAGACAACTTGCTTCTTTAGATCCTAAAGACAAAAGACGCGCTGAATTAAAAAGTAAATTAAAACGTGATGCTAGAAAACAGACTGCAAACAAGAATGCGCGCGCCACAGTTTTTAAAAAATTTGCCAAGAAGTTTTTTGATAAAAATAAACAAAGTTTTGGAGGTGCTGAAGAAGCCGTTAATACAAGAATGCGTGCTGCACATACCCGGCTAATGAAAGCGGAAGCCGCAGCATTGAAAAAGAATCTATCCGTAGAAGAATATGAAAGATACGTTAAAAATGATTTAGATCCTAGTTCTGACATGGGCAAAAATAGTAATATTTTGTATTGGTTTTATTATGGTGATCTGTTGGACACTGTTTTAGATACTTTTGATGACCAAGGAGCAGATGTAGACCTTTCCCGCGCTGGCTCTAAAGACGATGGCGTGTTCAAGATAGTTTTAGGTAATATTGAATATTTAAACAGGACAACTGGCGCTCCAGCAATTACAAATATAGCAAAAATTCCTATATCACTTGATCTGTGGGAGGAATTCTGGTTTAAGTTTGTTGTAAAAGCAGGTAAAAAAAGATACTTTTTAAAAAATTTCTTGTACGATACATTGAGTTATTTAATTCCAGCCGCGTTGCCCAACAAACACAGGCTATTAGGGGAATCTGGGTATGATTTTTTTGCCGGCGTGCAACAAATTGATGTGCCATATGAAAGATTTAACAAAAGTCACAAAATAGTTAGAACAAATAGAGAATATAACACCAGTCAATATATTGATGAAAAAGGCGTCTTTCCTTGGAATGTTGTTTATAGGCCCGGATCATTTACATCTGAAGAACCAGAGGACTTGACAAAAGTTCAAAGAATATTATATGTGTTCAATGCAAGAGAGACATTTGGTGTAGGCTCTAGAGGTGGCGACAAGGCGAAAGAGGAAGACAACAAAAATGGAATATATCATATTGTTCTTGGTCAGCAAAACAGTCCGGTCTATAATGTATCATTTACAAAATCTGAAATTCCATACTGGATAGAGTGGCAGGCATATGAAAGTGGCTTCATGAGAGATAACGTACACATGAGTGAACCATATCATTGTAACATCGAACTTCCCGGATTGACGTTTATCAGGCCTGGAACTACAGCTTATATTAGATTTCCTTTGACTTGGCTTGGTTCTCCGCAACAACAAGGAGCCTACGCAAGAGCCTTGGGTTTAGGAGGTTACTTCTTCGTATCGTCAACGTCCAACACTTTGGTTCTTCTTCCTGGCGGCGGCAGACTTGATTGGAGAACAACTGCCTCTGCAAGATGGGTAAACTTTGGGAGTACTACTACAAGTGTTCCGTCTCCTTTGCCGTCGCCATCACTGGATATACATTAAATGTCTACTATTGAAATATTTGAAGATAGAAAAGATTATAAGGAGTTTGACGGCTCTGTTATAGGTATATCAAATTTTGAAAGCTTTCGCGAGCCAAACACTTTGGACTTGTGGTATGATAAGAATTTTTATGGAAGAGTTGATGAGCAAGGGGACACTGTATATATTTCCGAGGAGACATTTGCTTCTCAGCAAAAGTTAACTCTTATAACTGATGGGATTTACGCAATTGATTTTGTTGCTTTGGCTTTCGAAGATCTGAAAAGAAGAATTGATAATATAGTTGCCTTAGGAGGAATGTTAGCTGGCCCAACAATAGGATCGACAAGTATCTTTAACAGTTTCAAGCCTAAGCGCGGATATCAACCTGTTGATAACATGTATAACTCATACTTGGAAGGCTATTTTAGTCTTTTTACGACCAACTTTTTGCGAGCCACTGCTCGTGATAAACAAGTTAAAAATTTTAGTGATTTTATGACTTTTTTTCTAGAATTTTCACACCGATTTGCTCGTGAAATGCCATTCACCAAAACAGGTTTCATAAGGTCAAATTTTTGTTCACCCTTGGTGAGTGGTTTGGTGATAGACTTATCTTTTGATGACCACAATGATGATGGAGCAAAAGGAACATACATAGATGATCCAAGCTTTGATTTTTATCACTCTATTGCGAAGCGTTATGGTTTTTATGTGGATAAAAATGCCCCGTGGCGCCTGGTTGCTAATATCGCATCGCCTCAGATGCAGAGATATTGGATCCGCACTAAGAAAGATAGTGATGATGCATTTCCCGATATTGTGTTTCAACAAACAGAAGAAGAAGCTATATTAGAAACTTGCAAGCCTCCAGGACCCGAAGATGAAGAACCCGAATTTGAAGCAACGGGCTCCTCAAATAAAATTGTTAAATTTCTTCAACCGACTTCGGTTAAAAATTTTTTTGAAACATACTACAACAAATCACACAAACAAGATATTCAACTGTTTAAAACAAAACTTGTTGATGCCTATAATGAATATGTATTTTTGCATCCTAAAATATTATTGGAAAAAGATGCAAACTGCGCTAACAAAATTTTTCTAGAGTCTGGTACAAAGCCAACTAACTGGCGTTCAATTTTAGCACAAACTATATATGAAAGAAAAGCGATTACAACGGATGAAGCATGGTGGACCTGGGGCACGCTCGAGCAATTTAAAATATACTTATTAGCAAGACTGGAAGAGGAACAGGTACATGTGGGGGGACACGTCCAACGTGTATTTACGTCGGGTGTGAAGTCAGCAATGAGCCCAGAAATTAATGAAATTTTAAGAAATGCTTTAAGAATTTTCAATACTCGTGATCAAAAAGATCTTGACAACGGCCAAGCAATGAGTTATATTAATAATGCAGTGAAAGGGTTTCCAGGAAGAGCAGGTAGGGTGCGTCCATTTATACTCGCTCCTTCGCCAGAAGGTGTAATGCCCGCAGAGGGCTGGCCCACGGCGCCTATTTTCTTGCCCCCTAGTAGTCCAGAATACGATGAACCATCGCAATATTAATCAAACCAAGGCTGGTTGATGCTATTTCAAACGTTAGATAATAAAAATAAATGTATAGGAGTATATTATGACGGAAATCTTCACTTTGATGGTGAACTTCCTACAAGAGCTGATAAAACATGGAGTTATTCTTCTTTTCTCGGGGATAGAGAAGTTAGATACGGCCATTTGCAATGTGGTGGTAAGTCTCTTGACAGTGTTTGTCCCCCCGATATAAAAGACGACTGGGATGAGATTAATAACAAATTAAAAGCTTTCATGAGGTCAATTCACTTGGCGAAAGTATCATTAGATGATAATTGCTTTTACGACCTGGTCCCGGAAAGATTTTTGTTAAAATACTGTGAGATACGAAACCGAATTACAAAACACATATTTGAAAATTTTTTGCCGCCCAAAAATTTGAGATTTTTGACTTTGTTAACAAAGGTTGTTGAAGACATGAGTCAACAGAAGCTTAACCTTGATGTCGACAAATTTAAACCATTTCTTGCTGAAGATAAAGCAAGGCAGTGGAAAAAAAAGATTAAAGATACCTCGCCGTATATAAAGTATGATATATTTGGAACAAAAACCGGGAGATTAACAACGAAAAAACATAGCTTTCCAATTCTTACCTTTCCCAAGAAATACCGCTCGATCCTCAAGCCAAACAATGATTTATTTGTTGAGTTGGATTACAATGGCGCCGAACTAAGAATTTTACTTGCATTGTCTGATAGGGACCAGCCCTTAATCGACATTCACGAGTGGAATAGAAGGTTCTTATCTGAGAATAAGATTTTGTCAAGACAAGAAATTAAGAACTCTATTTTTGCGTGGCTTTATAACTCAAGAAAACATTCAAATGAAAAGACATTGAGGAAGATGTATGACAAAGATAAAGTTTTAAATGAGTATTGGGATGGCGAAGTTGTAAAGACTTGTTTTAATAGAGAGATACCAGCAGATAAACATCATGCATTAAATTATATCATTCAAAGCACGTGCGCGGATCTTATCTTACAAAAAATGATCAAAATTTATGATATACTGGAAGGCAGGAAATCAAATGTTGCTTTTTGTGTGCATGATAGTATAGTTATTGATTTGCATGCGGAAGATAAGCATCTTATGAAAGACGTTGTGGATGAATTTTCTAATACGAGGTTTGGTAATTTTAAAACCAGTGTCAAAACTGGTAAAGATTTTGGAAACTTAAAGGAGCTGTTCTAACAATGGACACTATCATTGGACTAGGGCGAACTGGTTGTAGTGTTGCTGATAAATTTGCAAAATACGAGCAGTATAAAATTTATAAAATTAATGCAGGTGAGCATGAGGAACAAACAGATTGGTCCTGGGCGTCATACGATATTGAAGGAGAAGGTGATAAGTATATAAAAAATGGTACTTATATGCTTCCGCACATGAATAGTCCAGAGGAATATGAAGAAAAGTGCCCGGACATGAGCAGGTTCTTTAAAAATGTAAAAGGAGAAATACTTTTTGTCGTTAATGGTTCGGAAAACTTATCAGGTGTTTCTTTGAGGATGCTCGAATATTTAAAGCATTGTGATATAAGTGTTCTTTATATCAGACCGGAATTAAAATCTCTCGGACCAGTAAAGACTAAACAGGAATGGGTTGTGTTTAATATCTTACAGGAATATGCTAGATCTGGGGTGTTTAAAAGAATTTATCTCGCTAGTAATCCTCAAGTTGAAGAACATCTTGGTAGTGTGCCTGTTCTTGGTTATTTTGATAGGATAAATGACATTATCGTTTCTTATCTTCATATGATTAATGTGTATAACCATATTGAACCCGCCATTGACACTTTTTTTGATCCGGTAGATTCTTGTCGCATTTCCACAATTGGTTTTTATGATGAAAAAATAAATAAAAATAAATTGCTTTTTCCTCTTGACAACACAAGAGAAATGCGCTATTATTATGCTATCAATAAAGAAAAGCTACAAACCGATGGCGAAATTATGAAGAAAGTAAGAAAACAAACTAAAAACGAGTTCAAAACTTGCTATAGAATTCATGCAACAGACTATGAGCAAGATTACATTTATACAGTTGCATACACTTCGGAAATTCAACAACAAAAAAGTGAAAAAAACACTTGACAAACAAAATTCATTATGTTACTATGAACATAGCAGGATGAGAAATTAGTCATTCTGACTTTACTCAAACAAAGGAGAAATAATATGGGTATTGATATGGAAAAAATGCGCCAACGTCGCACACAGTTAGATAGCAGAAACGGTAATAACCGAGAGTCTTTTTGGAAGCCTCAAGATGGAGAGACAACGATTCGTATCGTTCCTCCGCCCGATGGCGATCCCTTTAAGGATTATTGGTTTCATTACAATGTTGGAAACAACTCAGGTTTTCTTAGTCCAAAGAAAAACTTTGGAGAAGATGATGCGCTTGACTCTTTCGTTCGCAAGCTTTATAAAGAAGGTACGGAAGAAAGCATCAAGCTGGCAAAGTCTTTGTCGGCTAGGCAACGTTTCTTTGCTCCCGTGGTAGTTCGCGGAGAGGAAGAAAAAGGTGTGCGCATTTGGGGCTTTGGCAAGATGGCTTATGAAAAGCTTCTTAATCTTGTTCTCAATCCTGAGTATGGCGACATTACAGACTCCGAAACTGGAACAGATCTTGTGATTCGTTATGGAAAGCCCGCAGGAGCATCCTTTCCTCAAACGGAAATCACCCCTCGTCGCCGTCCGTCGCCATTGTGTGAAGATGAAGCGCAATGCGCGGCATGGTTGGATACGATTCCAGATCTCAACAAGCTCTTTGATCGTAAAACTCCAGAGGAAGTCGAGGTTGTTCTTGATGAATATTTATCGGGAAACGCTGATGACAGTTCTGGTGATTCAGAGAAGGGTTTAGAGAAGTATAATACTGAATCAGGCGATTCGGTAGATAAAGCTTTTAGCGAACTTCTTTCGTAGGTTCTCTCTCACCCGCAGGGAGGCACGGGGTCACAGGTGTCTCAACTCTAATAACAAAAGGATAAAATTATAATGAGTAAAAAAACAAAAAACAAGAAAGTAAGCAAGAAAGCAAGTAAGAAAGCAGTGAAGAGTGAAGTAAAAAATGGACATACAGTACGTCTACATTATGTTGGAAGGTACGATGATGGGACTGAATTTGATAATTCTCGGACCCGTGAGGAACCAATGTCTGTTGAAGTCGGTGCAGGCAACTTGATTCCTGGTTTCGATTCAGCTCTTCATGGTATGACCGTAGGTGAAGTAAAGAGCATCACAGTGTCACCAAGCGAAGCTTACGGCGATATTAACCCTGAAGCGTATCAAGTCGTGTCACATGAAGCCTTCCCCGAAGGGTTTGAATTTAAAGTAGGTGAAGCTGTGTACGGAAAAAGTCAAGAAGGACAGCAAGTAGCTGCTAGGATTCATTTGCTTGAAGAAAATCAAGTGACGCTAGACTTTAATCACCCGTTGGCTGGAAAGAGCTTGAATTTTGAAATTGAACTTCTAGATATCAAGTAGGATATAGGATTTGGTTATGGCGAAGAGATCTAAAGATAAAGCAGGAAAACTTTCTATGTCAGACATGCGTAGCCTTATTAATAAAAAGGCTGGTATGTCTGTTGCACACAATTTAACTAAAGCTAACCCAACTGAAGTAAAGGATTGGATTCCAACTGGATCCCGTTGGTTAGACTCTATTGTGTGTCGTGGTCAATATGCTGGTATACCAGTAGGGAAAATTGTTGAAATTGCTGGTTTGGAGTCAACTGGTAAATCTTACATGGCTGCGCAAGTTGCAGCCAACGCCCAAAATATGGGTATCGATGTGGTTTATTTTGATTCTGAGTCAGCAATTGATCCATCGTTTCTTGAACGTGCTGGTTGTGATTTAGAAGATCTGCTTTACATCCAAGCACAGAATGTAGAGTTTGTGCTTGAGACAATCGAAGATCTCCTCGCCAACAATGACAATCGTATGCTTCTTATTTGGGATAGTCTTGCTTTGACTCCATCTATTAGTGATGTTGAAGGAGATTTCAATCCACAGTCTTCAATGGCTGTTAAGGCTCGCATACTTGCTAAGGGAATGTCAAAGTTAACTGTTCCAATCGCGAATAGTCAATCGACATTTTTAGTCTTGAACCAACTTAAAACAAATATCACTAGAAGTCCTTCTGAGGCCATGGTTGAACCTTATATGACACCTGGTGGGAAGGCTATGATTTATAGTTATTCCCTCCGTATTTGGCTCACAGGAAGAAAATCGAAAGCTAGTTTTGTGACTGACGAACGAGGCTTCAGGGTTGGTTCAGAGATTAAAGCAACTCTAAAGAAAAGTCGTTTTGGAACTCAAGGCAGGCAAGCTAGTTTTAAAATTCTTTGGGGCGATAGTATTGGCATTCAAGATGAAGAAAGTTGGTTTGAAGCAATCAAGGGTTCTGATCATCTTAGACAAAGTGGAGCATGGTACTCGCTTGAATACACCGATCATACCTCAGATAAGTTTCAGCCCTCCAAGTGGAAAAATATGTTGACAAATCAAAAGTTTCGTGATAGAGTATTAGAAATAATGGATGAAGAGGTCATCCTTAAATTTGACAAAAGACAAGGCGAGGCAGCAGATTTTTATGATATCGAAAATGAAAATATCGAAGAAGGTACAAAGTTATCTGTTGTTGGCCAAGAGGATGGCACAACAGAGTGATGAGACTCGCACGTGCCATGGTGCTGTCCTGGTAAAAGGCGGCAACATTATAAACGCCGCACATAACAAGTGGTCTTATTCTTCTTTCGGAAAAAGATTTCGCAAGAGAGATAAAGGAATATCAACGCTGCATGCTGAATTGGCTGCAGTACTTAATTTGGATCGTTCTATAACACAAGGAACAGACATTTATGTTGTTAGAGTAGACAAGACAGGCGAATTTAAAATGAGCAAACCTTGTTCTATGTGCGAGTCGGCTTTAAAACATGTTGGAATAAAAAGGATATATTATACTACAAATGACAGCACTCTTAAATGTTATAAATTATGATTCTAATTATGATATGGAAGAAAGATTTTTACAGGATCTCAGACAATGTTTTCCGAAGATGAAGTTTAGTCTCTTCAATATAGATCTTCCTAGTCCGCTTTTTGGTTGTACTCAAAGGCAAACGCTCAAAGCAGGAAGAAAGAAAATTAAACTGTCTTGGAGTCCTCCGATATCAGACATTAAAGATGAAAAATATTATCAACGTCTTCTGGGCGACTGCGTGGATGCAGTTCAAAAACTTTATCCCAAAAGAAGGTGGTTTTGAAAAGAATATTGATAATTGATGCTCTGAATATTTATTTGCGAGCTTACATATCAAATCCTTCGATTGCCTTGAATGGCCAACCAATTGGCGGCGCGTTTGGTTTTCTTAAGTCTCTACAAAAATATTGTAGGGAAATGAAGCCAGACCATATTGTGATATGTTGGGATGGTCCTGATGGCAGCAGAAAGAGAAAGACAATGCACAAGGGATATAAAAAAGGCCGGTCTCCGGTTCGACTTAATCGCAATGTGCGTATTTTGTCAGAGGAAGAGGAACAACACAATAAAGTCTGGCAGCAGCAAAGACTGATAACATATCTCAACTGTTTGCCAGTGTCTCAAATTATGATTGATAAAACTGAAGCGGACGATATTATTAGCTACGTAGCTCAAATGCAACACTTCAAAGAAGGGCAAAAAATTATAATTTCCAGCGATAAGGATTTTTATCAGCTTTGTAATGACAAAGTAGTAATTTATAGACCTGTTCAAAATGAGTTTATTAACACGAAAAGGCTTGTTGAAGGGTTCGGCATACACCCCAATAACTTCGCCCTCGCAAGGGCCGTTTGCGGCGACAAGAGCGACAATTTAGACGGAGTTGAAGGCGCCGGCTTGAAAACCGTCGCCAAGAGATTTCCATTTCTTGCAAATGATACAACTCATGAAATTAACACCCTTTTAGAAGCCTGCGAGGTTGTAGAGAAGCCATTGAAGGTTCACCACAACATATTGAGTAGTGAGAAAAAAATAGAAAGAAACTACAAGATGATGCAACTGTACACCCCGCTGGTTTCCGTCCAGGCAAGTCAAAAGATTAAGTATGCCATTCGAGAAATGACACCAGAATTAAATAAAACTCAGTGCATTGGATTAATGATTCAAGATGGTATTGGCGCGTACGATTGGGCCGAGATGTTTGCGACAATGAAAAGAATTTGCTTGACATCGTAAGAGAAATGAGATATGATGTTACTGTTAATGCGCTTGTAGTTCAGTAGGTTAGAACGCCACTCTTATAAGGTGGAAGTCCCTGGTTCAAGTCCAGGCGGGCGTACTAAAAAAAGAGTAATTTATTATGGTAGAAGAGAGAGTAGATTTTTCAAAATATGGCAAAGACTTTCAAGAAAAGTTGTGCCAACTAATTCTGCAGGATAGAACTTTCTGCGATCAAGTTGAAGAAGTACTTGATATTGAATTTTTAGAATTGAAATATCTTCGAGTGTTTGTGCAAAAAGTTCTTGACTACAGAGAAAAATACAGTGTACATCCAACAGCTCGTATCATGCTAACGATAGTACGATCTGAGATGGGTGATGAAAATGATGCTGTCCAAAAACAAGTAAGAGATTATTTCTCTAGAATTTATAAGTCTGATATGGAAGTCGAAGGAGAAGAATATATCAAAGATACTGCTCTTGACTTTTGTAGAAAACAAGTTTTGAAAGAGGCTATGATTAAGAGTGTTAGACTTCTTAAAAGTTCTTCCTTCGATGAGATATCAAACACTATCAATGATGCTTTAAAACTTGGTTGCGATAACGATCTTGGGTACGATTATTTAAAAGATTTCGAAGAGAGGTTCCAAATCAAGGCAAGAAATGCTGTATCGACAGGTTGGAAATATATTGATGAGATAACGAAAGGGGGTATAGGTAAGGGAGAACTTGGGGTTGTTATTGCTCCGACAGGCGCCGGAAAATCAATGGCTTTAGTACATCTTGGGGCCCAGGCAATAAAAAGTGGAAAAAATGTTGTTCATTACACTTTAGAATTAGCTGATACTGTGGTAGCATCTAGATATGATAGTTGTATAACCGGAGTTTCTCTGCAAGACCTGTCTATTTTCAAGGAACGTATTTACGAAGACGTTAAGGAACTAGATGGTGGCTTGATTGTCAAGGAATATCCGACAAAATCTGCTTCTGTAAAAACTTTGGAAAATCATCTTGAAAAATTACGACAGCGAGATTTTAAAGTGGATATGATTCTTGTTGACTATGGAGATCTCTTGAAACCGAGTGTCATTCGCAAGGAAAAGAGAATGGAGCTAGAATCTATTTATGAAGAGCTGAGAGCAGTCGCTCAGAAGAACGATTGTCCAGTTTGGACAGCCTCGCAAACTAATAGGTCTGGATTGAACGCTGAAGTAATAACAATGGAAGCAATTTCTGAGGCGTTCAATAAATGTTTCGTTGCAGATTTTATCTTTTCTATTTCTAGAACAATTGAACACAAGAACACAAATACCGGAAAGATGTTTGTTGCCAAAAATAGATTCGGTCCGGACGGGTTAATACATCCTATATTCATGGACACTTCAAATGTTAAAATTGAAGTCTTTGAACCTATTGATGAATCTATCGAAGATCTCAATGCTAAAGCTGCTAGAGAACAAGCAGCGAGAAGCGCTAAAGAACAAGCAGAAATACTAAAGGAAAAGTATAAAGAATTTAAAAATGGAAGGAATAAAAAAGATGCACAGTGAAAAACATGTTCAAAAATCTACATTAGAATATTTTAATGATGACCAGCTAGCTACAAACGTTTGGATGACCAAGTACGCTCTGAAAAACAAAGAAGGCGAATTTGTAGAAGAAAGTCCAGATGACATGCACAATCGGTTAGCTGAAGAATTTGCAAGAATGGAGGAGAAATTTGGAGGCAAGAGGGCTCTTTCACAAAGCGAGATTTACGAGTTGTTAAAAAATTTCAAGTATGTTGTACCACAGGGTTCGCCCATGATGGGGATTGGGAACAACTACGTTAACGTATCCCTGTCTAATTGTGTTGTTATAGACTCTCCAAAAGATAACATTTCTTCAATTGTAGATTCAGGCAAATATCTTGCCAATTTGTTTAAGCGCCGCTGTGGCGTCGGGCTTGACATCTCTGAACTTCGTCCTGAAAATGCGCCTGTCAACAACTCCGCAGGAACGACAACCGGCGCCTGGTCATTTGCAGATTTTTATTCCTATGTCTGCCGCATGATTGGTCAGAACGGAAGGCGAGGAGCCTTGATGGTAACAATGGATGTCAGACATCCAGATATTGAACAATTTGTTTCCATGAAACACGACTTATCAAAAGTTACAGGAGCTAATGTTTCAGTCAAAATAAGTGATAGTTTTATGGAAGCAGTTGAAAACAAACAGACGTTTACTTTACAGTTCCCTGTTGATTCTGACAGTCCAACCATTACAAAAGAAATCGAAGCAGAAGAATTGTGGAATCTTATTGTTGAATCAGCAACAAAAACGGCCGAACCTGGTCTCATGATGTGGGACAATATTATTAATAATCTTCCAGCAGAGTGCTATGCAGATGTTGGCTTTAAGACTCTCACGACAAACCCTTGTGGAGAAATCCCTCTATCAGCGTATGATAGTTGTCGTTTGATTTCTATTAATCTCAAAAACTTTGTTGTTAACCCCTTCAAAGGGCCAAAATTTGATTTTTATAAATTGCAAGAAGTAACAACTCAGGCAATGAGATTATCAGATGATCTCGTTGAATTGGAAATTGAAAAACTTGAAGGAATTATTAAGATTTGCGACACAAAGGACGAAAGAGTCTTGTGGAAAAACCTCTTGAAAGTTTGTCAAAACGGTAGAAGAACTGGCTTGGGAACTCACGGGCTGGCGGATGCTATAGCAAGTTTAAATCTTCGCTACGACTCTGATGAGGCTTTAAAAGTAATAGAAAAAATTTATGAAATCATAAGAGACGCTGCTTACACGGAGAGCGTCAGTTTGGCAAAGGAACGTGGTGCATTCCCGGTATTCGACTGGGACAAGGAGAAATCGAATTCTTATATCTCGAGATTGCCAAAAATTCTCCGCGAAGAAATTTCTAGATTTGGAAGGCGTAATATTTCTATTCTTACAAATGCTCCTACTGGTTCCGTTTCCATTATGTCTCAAACTAGTTCTGGTTTAGAGCCCGTATTTCGAAATTCTTATAAACGAAGGAGAAAACTTTCTCACAACGAACAAGGAGTTAAACCGGACTACGTCGATGAGCTTGGAGACAAATGGCTGGAGTATGATGTATTTCATCATAATGTGCAGCAGTATCTTGACTTATTTAAAACAAAGAAAATTCCAAATTTCTTTGTCGAAAGCGATCAAATTAATTGGCCACAGAGGGTGGAAATTCAAGCTATTATTCAAAAGAGTATTGATCATTCAATTAGTTCAACGATTAATTTACCCAAAAATACTGATCCAAGTGTTGTAGGCGAGCTTTACTTTAAAGGTTGGAAAAAGGGACTTAAAGGTGTCACAGTATATGTTGATGGGAGTCGGAGTGGAGTTTTGGTAACGAACTCTGAGCAAGGCACATTTCCACAAAACGGCGCCCCAAAGAGACCAAAAGAACTTTTTTGTGATATTCATCATACTACTATTCAGGGTGAGAAGTGGACAGTTCTTGTTGGACTATATGATAGCAAACCGTACGAAGTTCTTGGAGGGCTTTCAAATTTGATTGAGATCCCAAAAAAGCACAAAAAGGGGATTTTAACCAAACATAACTTTAAAAGTAGAAACAATCGTTATGACTTAAAGATTGGTGAAGATGATGACGCTATGGCTATTAAAGATGTCGTGACTGTCTTTGACAATCCAACAAATTCAGCGTTCACGAGGATGCTTTCTCTTTCCCTTCGACACGGAGCAAAACCAAGTTTCTTGGTAGAGCAGCTACAGAAGGATCGCGACAGCGACATGTTTAGTTTTTCTAGATGTCTGGCGAGAATTCTTAAAAACTATATTCAAAATGGAGAAAAAGTTGAAAGTGATAGGTTTTGTGAAAGTTGTGAAAGAGAGGGCTTGACTTATCAAGATGGGTGCGTAACTTGTACTAAGTGCGGCTACGCAAAGTGTGGTTGACTTTTATTTTAAAACGTTTTATAATAAACAAAGGAGAATGAATTGAAACTTAATTTTTTACTACCCAAGAAGGAAGCAGAAGAGATGTGTGATGCATCTTATACAAAAAAGCGCAAACATTCTTGGCTTGTTGGCAGAGAAATGCGAAAATCTGTCGACGGATCAGTTGGAGTTGAATTTTTTTGTAAAAGGTGTGAGAGAAGATACTGGCATTTTTTTACTCCAGAGGAGTACGAAACTTATAAAAATATTTTAGGAGAAGCAGCATGAAGTTTGAGCCAAGAAATAGACACCTTTTAGTTGAAAGAGTCGAGTCAGAAGAAGTAGAAGAAACAAATGTTTTATTACCAGAAGGTTACAAGAAAGTTGAGGAGTATATGCTTTTGCGCGTGGTAGCTACGAGTCCAGACTGTACTTTAGTTGCCAGGAGAGGTGAAAGAATTATTGCTCCTGCTCACTTAATTCAAGACATTGATGTGGGAGAACAAAGGTTTTCAATTGTTTTGGAAAATCATATTTGTGGCGTGGTGTATAACAAATGATGACTACTGCAGAATTAATATGTACCGCCCTTTTGATGATGAGTTCGCCGAGAGCAGAATATGCTTGTAAACATATGGATGCAGTTGTGCAGCATTCAGAGCAATACAACATAGATCCTATTCTTTTGGTTTCTTTGATCCACGTTGAAAGTAGATGGAGCCCAAAGGCGAAAAGCAAAGCTGGCGCTTGTGGTTTAACTCAAATCATTCCAAAATTTTCAAGAAAGTTTGGGTATGTAGGTTGTCGGCAACTTCAAAATAATCCTGAGCTAGCTATTAAAAAAGGCGCTCAGATATTGAGTTATTGGATTTACAATTATGCTCAAAAAAATATAAGTGTCGGTTTGTGTGCTTATAACGCTGGCTATCGATGCAAAGGAAAGAACAAGAATGAAAAAGGCGTACGTTACGCAAAAAAAGTTTTACAAATGTATCGCAAAATTGGATTGTGGATGACGCCAGGTTGTATGCACCGTGAATGATTTAAGTCATCACATGTACGAAGTCGAAGAGCTTGTTATTGGCAATAGCTTGGAAGCCGTGAGTTATGCTTTCTTGAATAATAAAATTCTAATTTTAAACGGGCCTTGCAAATTGAATTTTTTTGATTTTTTTGACTCAGAGGTCGATTTACAAAAATATGGTTTAGAGTCAGAGAAGTACGAGCTAAAATCTTATGGAGGGACAAAATTAGTTGGACCGTCTAAACTGGAGACATGGGAACGCTTGGTTTTTTCTTTATCTATTGCGGGCTTGTTACCAGTTCATGATTTAGTTTCTTCTATTCGGACTGAAGATGAGAATATTTTAAAAATTTCTACCAAAAATTCCCGAATGGCGAGATTTAAATTCAACAAACTTCGAATTTTTGATGATGAAAATGTTTGTGGTTTAGAGAGCGTTTCTGATGAAGAGTGCAAATACAAGATTGTTGATTGGATCAATGTAAGATCAGGAATGAAACATAAATATGATTATTTTGAAACTGAAGATGATTTTGTGAGGGAGATATATTTTTACCCTTCTGAAAGGCTCGGCGCAGGAGAAAATGACGAAAGAAAAGATTTGGTTTCAGTTTCTTATCTAACCAAGGAACAGCTTGAAGACTTTAATTATTCTGATACATATGTTAAATTTAAAGTTCAAAGTTTGATGAAAGAACGTGGAATTAAAGGCGCTAGGAATGGTAAACGTTTTGATGATCCAAGCAGATACGCTTACTATTCAGTAAAAATTGAACCTGCAAGGAGAGAAGTGATTAAATTAATAAAACCGATTCATGAAAATAAAGAATCTTTTCTTTTCGACAACAGAAACGAAAGAGAAGTTTACTTTCAGTCTTCTCAACAGAACGGTTATTTAAATAAAGTGTATAATTCTTTGAATGCTTGAAGAAGGAACAAATATATCAACTATTTTTCACCTGGCGGGGATTATACCAATAGCTGGGCAACCTTTGGACTTTAATTTCCCATGGCACGATTCTTGCGTTCCTATTGCTCCTGACTATCTTGCTGTTGAAAGGGCGGTTGTTGAGTGTGCATATGCCGGCTGTGAGACAATTTGGATTGTGTGTCACGACGACCAACAACCTTTAATTCGTCATAGAATAGGAGAGATGATTGAAGATCCAGTGTGGCTTGGAAGAAATATGGACCCTAGACCATCAGAAACAAGAAAACAAATCCCAATTTATTATGTCCCTATTCATCCGAAAGATAGGGATAAAAGAGATTGTTTGGGATGGAGTGTGTTGTATGGAGCGTTGGTTGCTTATAGTACCAGTAAGAAGATAAGCACATATGTCATACCAAATAGATATTACGTATCCTTTCCGTATGGAGTTTATCCACCAGAAATATTGAGAGCACACAGAAAGCAAATATCAAGTAACAATCCTTTTGTTTTGTCTTTTCTTAATTCAACAATCAAGGATGGAGAGTATTTGGGGTTTACTTTTGATGCGGAAGATTTTAAATTATGTAGAGCGAAATTAAGAAAGGAAGGCACTGGTAGATTCGTTCCTGGTATAGGTTTAACAGAGAAACTCCTTCCAGTGGAAAAAAGATGGTCAGCTAGATATTTTTTACTTGAGCAAGTATTTAGTTCTTTGGTTTTGGATGGCGGCTTAAATGTCGAGGTTGATTGGTATTTTAAAATTGACAATTGGGGCGACTATTGTGAATACATGGGTTCGGAAATGAGAAAAGGAATTAAACGCCCTTCAAAGGCGATGTACAAATATAAAGAATGGAATTCCATAGGAGAAGATAATGGATAATATAATGAAAAACGTTGGAATTGTAATTGCAGATCTTGCAATACTTTCCAGCATAGCTTTAGTGGTATTGTAAAAATGAATGAATATGTTATAACCTTGATAGCAGTGCACCTGCTTGGTGCCATTTATGTTTTTTACGCATATAAAAAAAACCCTAGGAGGGATGATGATGAATGAATATATTCTTTTAGCTCTTATTGGGCTAAGCTTAAATGCTGGTTTAATTTATTACGTAATAAAATGTCATAAATAAAAAAGTTCTTGACATGACAGGGTAATCGTGTTATATTGTCTGCAGAGGTAAAAATGAAAACTATTATTCATGTCAATCAACACGTTATTCGCAAGAACACGAAAACAGGCGAAAGTAAACCGTGTCTGACTGTCAAGACTTATAAAGAGAACAGATACGCACACGAAGCTATAATTCGCGATGAAAGTGGCAATGAGATTGCAAAAGTTGTATACAGTGCTCACAAGCCGCTATCTTGTGGTGCGAGATGCTGGATTGAAACTAAATATGATGTGGAGACTGTAGTTCATGACGATCCTTCCAGTCTCGTAAGTATGGAATAGGAGAACACTATTAATGACTAAGATTCCATTTGTTGGATTACATGCGCACAGCGGACTGAGCTTGAATGACGGATTAGGGTATCCACAAGACCATATGGATTTTGCCTATGAGAACGACGGAGATGCCCTTGCATTGACTGATCACGGTCACATGAACGGACTCCCTTACCAAGTACTACATGCAAAGAAAATGCGGGCTAACGGTAAAAAGTTTAAGCCAATTTTTGGGGTCGAAGCTTATTTCAACCCTTCTTTGGAACAATGGCGAGAAGAATATGAAAAAGCAAAGCAGGAAAAGAAGAGAGGAATAAAGAATGAAATTGAACTTTCTATCGAAGATGAAAAAGCCTCCAAACAAAAAGCTGTCGATATTCTAAAAAAAAGAAATCATCTTATCTTGCTTGCGCAGAACCAAACCGGTTTGAACAATATATTTAAACTCATATCGGAGAGTTACAAAGATGAAAACTTTTATCGCTACCCTAGAATTGATTATGAGCTTCTCAGTTTACATAATAGTGGAGTTATTGCCTCTAGTGCTTGTCTTGGCGGCGTTTACGCTGGGGATTATTGGGACTATAGGGATTTTGGCGGTGATGCTGTTCTAGATGCTATGCGCCGAACCACGGTGCGCATGAAAAATATATTTGGAGATAGATGGTATGGCGAGCTTCAATGGAATAACATTCCAGAGCAACATGAACTTAATCAGCACATTGTTCAGGTCTGTCGCGAGTATGACGTAAAACTTATCTCTACTGCTGATAGTCACTACCCTGATCCTGACGCATGGAAAGACAGGGAGCTATACAAACGAATTGGGTGGTTAGGTAAAGGTGGTCTTCCAGAATATATGTCTGCAGAACTTCCTTCTGGAGTAGAAGAGATTGGATATGAGTTATATCCAAAGAATGGCGAACAGATGTGGGAATCTTATCATAAATATTCCAAAGATGCAGGCTTTGATTATGATGACGAGCTTGTCCTAGATTCAATCAAAAGAACAGAGTATATTGCATATGATCTGATTGAAGATTTTATGCCTGATAATGAAGTCAGACTTCCAAGTTTCGTTGTGCCAGCTGGCAAAACAGATATTCAGGCGTTGACGGAAAATTGTTTGAAAGGTCTTAAAACAAAAGAACTCAACAACAAACAAGAGTATGTAGAACGACTCAAAGAAGAATTGTTTGTTATTCGAGATCGTGGATTTGCGAAGTACTTTCTAACAATGAAAGCAATTGCAGATAAAGCAAGTTCAATTCAACTTACAAGTCCTGGACGCGGATCCGCCGCAGGCTCTCTTGTTGCTTACGTATTAGATATTACGCAAGTTGATCCTATCAGACACGGGCTCTTGTTTTCAAGATTCCTGAGACGAGATGCCGTAGATTATCCCGACATTGACTATGATGTGGCAGATCCTATGGAACTAAAAGAGATATTAATCGAGGAATGGGGTGACGACACTGTCGCTCCCATTTCAAACTATAACACACTTCAGCTTCGCTCTATAATAAAAGATGTGTCGAAATTCTATGATATTCCGTTTATAGAGGTCAATAATGTTACTGGGAAAATGATTTTTGAGGCAACTCCAATTGCTAAAAAAAAGCATGGCATTAAGTCGGGCGTCTATGTTCCAACTTTTGAAGAAGTAATGGAATACTCAGAAACTTTGAAGAAGTTTCTCGATAAATACCCGCAGGTTAAAACACATATTGATGCTTTGCTTGGCCAGGTAAAAAGTATATCAAGACATGCGGGAGGCGTTGTTGTTGGCGAGAATTTGGATAAATGGATGCCACTTGTTAACAGTGGGGGAGTAAGGCAAACTCCTTGGTCAGAAGGTCAGAATGTTAGACATCTTGAACCTCTCGGTTTTATTAAATTCGATATTCTTGGATTAGCTTCTTTAAGAATGATTGAGGGTTCAGTTCGACACATTCTTAAGAGACATCATGGTGTTGAGAATCCAACATTTGAGGACGTGAAGAAATTTTATAATGAAAAGCTTCATCCTGATGTTGTTAATTTTAATGATCAAAATGTTTATAAGAATGTGTTTCAAAAAGGCAAGTGGACTGGCATTTTTCAGTTTACAGAGCAGGGAGCGCAGGATTTCTGTAAGAAAGTAAAACCAAAAAATTTAATTGATATTTCAGCTGTTACATCAATATATCGTCCTGGTCCTCTCGGAGCGGATGTTGATAAGTCTTATGTGGCAGCGAAGAGAGATCCAAATAGCATTAATTATATTCACAAACTTGTAAAGGATGTGACGAAAGAGACTTACGGGTTCCTAATATTTCAAGAGCAGATTGCTTTGCTAGCTCATAAGCTTGGTAAAAACATCTCTCTTGATGAGGGAAATGCGTTACGGAAATATCTTACGAAAAAAGGAACTGGAGATGAGTCAAAGAAAAAGAATAAAATTTATAACAAGTTTGTTGATGGTTGTATAGAAAAAGGTTTGTCGAGTGAACAAGCAGAGCAACTTTGGCAAAGCTTTGAATATTTTTCTGGATATGGATTCAACAAGTCTCATGCAGTTAGTTACAGTATTTTGAGCTATCAATGTGCTTGGTTGCTTAATTACTACCCTGTTGAATGGACGGCAGCTTTTCTTGACAAAGAGCCCGAAAGCAAAAAAGAAAGAGCAATCAACATTGCCAAGTCGATGGGCTTCAATATTCAGCCTCTAGATATTAATTCATCAGGAACAGTCTGGGAGATTTCTGAAGATGGCACAACTTTGATCCAACCTCTTACTTCAATCAAAGGATTGGGGAGCAAAGCTATTGAACAAATTATTCAACATCGACCATTCAATACTGTTGAAGAGTTGTTATTTGATCCGGATGTAATTTATGGCAAGTTGAATAAAAAGGCGCTAGATGTTCTTGTTCGTAGTGGAGCTGTGGATAATCTAATTGATGATAGGTTTTCTGGGATGAAACACTTTTGGTCTGCTGCTGTTGTTGATCGTCCAAAAAAAGAAAAACAATTAAATGACAATATTGAACTTTACAGACCAGAGGGTGATTTTACAGACCAGGAAAAAATTGCAAACAAAGCTGATTTGACAGGGGTTTTTCCAATTGACCTTGTGTTGAGTGAACATGTCAGTAGAAGACTCGAAGAACGATTTGTTCCGCCTATTGCTGAATATGATCCAGATCTCCGGCTTGTTTGGTTTATACCTCGCGAGGTCATTAGGAGAAAAACAAAAAATGGGAAAGAATATTGGATTGTGAATGTGATTGATTCAACAAGTAATCAAACTTCAATTAGATGTTGGGGCGTGAAAGAAAAAGATATAATTCACATCAATCGTCCTTATATGTGTAAAATTGACTACGATGAACAGTGGGGATTCTCTTCGAGATCAATAAAATATAATTGGAAATTATTAGGATAAAATGCTTGACAAAGTAACAGTTTAATGATATAAAGGAGTTATGATGAAGCTTAGATGTTATAAAGTTAGAAAAAGTGCAAAACTGCCAACAAGGGCACACTCGGCCGATGCGGGAATGGATTTATTTTATTGTCCAGATCCTGAGCAGTACCCTGATTGTTATTGGAAGCCAGAAGGAGAATACAGAATTCCACCAGGAGAATCTTGCTTGGTTCCAACTGGGTTGAAAGTTATTGTTCCGAGGAATCATATGCTTGAAATTAAAAATAAGTCTGGTGTTGCTCATAAGCAAAAACTAATTGTTGGCGCTTGTGTTGTTGACCCTGGATATACTGGTGAAGTATATGTTAATCTTCATAATATTGGAGGTTCAACACAAATTGTACAGCCCGGTCAAAAAATCGCACAAGCTGTGTTGGTTCCAATTGCAGCGTGTGAGCCCGATGAAATCAATTATGACCCATCAGATTTAGATACTGAAAGATCTGAGGGGGGATTTGGAAGTACTGGGTTGATATGAATAAAGAAACGCAACAAACAATGTTTTCTTCTAAATCTGCAGAATGGGAAACACCACAAGAATTATATGATTATTTAAATCTTGACTACAACTTTACTCTTGATCCATGTGCGACTTCTGAAAGTGCAAAATGTGAGAAATTTTTTACTATAGAAGATAACGGACTTAGTAAAAACTGGGAGGGTGAAAAAGTTTTCATGAACCCTCCATACGGTCGAGACATTAAAAAGTGGATTAAAAAAGCTTATGCAGAAGGTCAAAAACCAAAGACAATAGTTGTGTGCCTAATCCCAGCTAGGACAGACACAAAATATTGGCATGATTATTGTATGAAAGCTTGGAAAATACATTTTATAAAAGGTCGATTAAAATTTGAAAACAAGTTTAGTGTTGGAGCTTCGTCTTCCGCACCGTTTCCTTCTGCGGTCGTAATTTTTAAGAACACCTATGGTTGCGGAGGCGTGCATGGAATTGTTGGCATATCAACATTAGAGATTAAATGATAAAAAAGAGGAAAATAAATGAAAAACAGTCTTAGTTTTGATGATGTTTTATTAGAACCAAAATATTCAGAAATTAAAAGTAGAAGTGAAGTTGATATTGGAAGCTTCTTAGATTTTAGCGAAACAGTATACTTGGAGCTGCCAGTTATATCGAGCCCAATGGATACGGTTACCGAAGATGAGATGGCGTGGGCTATATACGATGAAGGTGGGCTGGGGGTAATTCATAGATATAATACAATCGAACAACAGGTCACCCTTGTTAAAAAGAGAAGGGCTTTTATGGCTGCAGCAGTTGGGGCGACTGGAGATTATGAATCCCGCGCCCGTGCACTAGTTGATGCTGGTATTCGCTATTTGTGTTTAGACGTGGCACACGGTCATCACGCTTCAGTTAAAAACGCTCTCGAGACATTGAGGAGTGCTTTTGGAGATGAAGTTCATTTGATGGCTGGCAACGTCGCGACCCTCGAAGCTTTTAATGACTTGGCAGATTGGGGAGCAAATAGTATAAGGGTTGGAATCGGCGGCGGCTCAATTTGCAGTACAAGAATCAATACTGGTCATGGTGTTCCAACTTTTCAATCGATACAAGATTGTTCATATTCAAACAGAAATGCAAAAATAATTGCTGATGGTGGAATTAAAAATAGCGGAGATATTGTAAAGGCATTGGCTGCGGGAGCAGACTTTGTTATGCTTGGTTCAATGTTGGCTGGCACTGATGAATCACCAGGAGAAGTATTCACAAGCGGGAATAAAAAATATAAGGTCTACAGAGGTATGGCCTCCAGATCGGCGCAAATGGACTGGAGAGGGAAGTCATCTTCTCCCGAAGGTATCTCAACCACGATTCCATATAAAGGACCAGTGGCTGACATTCTTCGAGACATTGGAGGAAATATTAGAAGTGGGTTTTCCTATACTGGTGCATACAATTTAGAAGAACTACAATCAAAAGCAGTATTTCTTCGCCAAACGGCCGCTGGTCAGTATGAGAGTTCAACACACATTTTGAGGCGGTAATGTTTCACAAATTTAGGAAGGCAGAGAAGCAAGTTTGTTTTGAAGACTTTGATAAAAAACATGCCGACTTGAAAATTAGGCTACACTATGATGGTTTGCGACAGAATGAATTTTTTAGATTGATGATGAGAAAATATATTGACAAGGATGAAAGTATGATGAAAATTATTGATGAATACAAAGGGCAAAAAGGAAATCAAAGCAAGGTAAACAGAAAGAAATCGAAACAGTTAATTCAAAAAGGGCGAGATCTAGAGAAACAGTTTGCTTTGAATTCTAATGAAGTGGAAAGTATATTTGATTTATTAGAAAAGGAATATTCAGAATTATGAAGCAATGCAGTATGATTTGTATGAAAGATAATTATGAATGCCCATTAAAAGAGTGCAAACACTGGATTGACTACGGAGAAGATTTAAACTGTTCTTTAATTGCAATAGAAAAGAATGGACCAATGACTCTTAGGGAAGTAGCTGATCGATTGAAAATAAGCTTTGTTAGAGTGAAACAAATTCAAGATTGTGCAATGGCAAAATTACAATTAAAAGAAGCAGAAATAAATGAGTATTAAATGCACTTTTTGTTTACCGACGTACTATTTATTTTAAAATGACTAGCTTTATAATGTTACAGGAGAACACCAATGAGCAACATGAAAACACTTCTTAATGAGAACACGGTCCGCCGATTTATGAAATTGGCCTCAATTGGGCCTCTGACCGAAACTTTTGTGGATAAACTAAAAGAGGAACAAGCTCCTCTTGAAGAGGATTTACCAGCAAAAAACGCTCCCAAGGTTGCGGCGGGAGGCACCCCTTCGGAAATTGCCAAACGCGATGAGACTGAGACTCTTGCGGAAGAAGAAGTTCTTGATGATCTTGAAGGTCTTGATGATCTTGATGATGAAGGTCTTGATGATCTTGGAGGGGAGGAAGGACTGGAAGAACCAGCAGGAGATATGGAATCGGCTCTGGCTGACTTGTTGACGGTTGTTGGTGATGCTGTTAACGATTGGGCTGATAGGAATGATGTCGATGTTAATGTTGATGTGGATCAGGAAGGTGAAGAGGGTCTTGAGGGTGAGGGAGAGTTAGAGGGTTTGGAGGATTTGGGCCCCATGCCGGGACCTGAAGAAATAGGGCCTCCCGAAGAAGAGCCTGTGCCCCCGGGTGTAGGTCTTCAAGAGTCTGTTAACCCAGAGAGGCTTTTAGATGCTGTTACTCAAAGAGTTGCTGGTCGCCTGATTGGAGCAAAAATAGAAGCTAAAAGACAAATGGCAAGACAAAGACTGAGAGAAGAAAAAATTGATAATTTCACTGACAGCATTGTTGAGCGCATCTTTTCTTCAGTTAAAAAATAAGAGGGTGTAATGCCTGACGGCATTGATCAATTTCTTTGGTTTGTTGCAGGGATTTTTTCTTACAGAATAATCTCTTCTGTGTTGAATTATGGTCATATGTATTCTTTCATGAGTTCATTAAAGGAAGATATACTTAAGTTGTTGACCATCTTAGAAGAAGATTTGAGACAGGCGCTAGAACTAAAACACAAGCATTTGCGCTCCATAAATTTGGACGAAGAAGAAATAAAAACAAGAACCGAAAAGGATAAACAAGAAATAAATATTTGGAAAGAAGTGGTAATATCACGTTTGAAACTTCATTGGCCTAAATATTACAGAGACCTCTTGAAATTTAATAATTGGAAAGAGGCAAAAAAAGAGTTTAAAGATCAGTTTAAAAAAAATAGTTGACTTTTTGTTCTTTTTAATGTAGTATAGGAGCATACAAAATATGGAGAATGGAATGACAATTGTTGCTTGGAGGCAACTCACCGGCGAAGACAAACAGTCTACTTATAAACTTCAACTCGAAGGAAGCTTGTCCGCTAAAGAAAGAAGGAAAATATTAGCAGAACTAAAAGGCTGGAAAGAAGTTGGTTATGGATGGTACAAAAACGGTAAAGAAGAATTGCGCTTATTTACTAGATCGTTTCAGGACAGGAATTCTTGGATCAAGTGGGCAAAAGAGTTCCCATACGATTTAAAAGAACTTAGCAAAAGCGGAAAAACAAAAAAAATCAAATAGGAGGAACGTTTGAACAAGTTTAAAGCCGAAGAGACAGAAAAAGAACAAGAAGAAAAGGCGGTAGATCTTTCACAGTTTATGTTATTGGACGATGTAAACGCCGAGCCAGCAAAACTTAGATTAATTGGTTTGTATGGCGAGGTTACTGAGGAAAATGCCGCTGAAACAACTTATTCTTTGATGGCGTTGAAAGAAATGGGAAAAAGTGAAGAACCCTCGGACCCAGAAGATCCCGAGTCAGAAATTATAGTGACGCACGAACCCATGAACTTCATCGTGTCAACCTGGGGAGGTAGCGCAGTTGATATGTTTTCAATTTATGATATAATGCGAATGGTGAGAGATGACTGCGATATCAAAACTTTAGGTCTAGGCAAAGTCATGTCAGCGGGTGTTTTATTGTTGGCTGCTGGAACGAAAGGCCAAAGACGTATAGGAAGAAATTGCAGAGTGATGCTTCACGGCGTCACTTCTGGTCAACATGGTAACCTTTCGGATCTCGAAAATGAAATGGCCGAAGCCAAATGGATTCAAGATAGATTAGCTGCTTGCTTGCTAAAAGAAACAAAGATGACTAAGAGACAAATTAGAAAAGTGTTCTCCAAAAGAATGAATGTTTACTTTACTGCAGAAGAAGCCGTAGAATTAGGAATAGCAGACGAAATCGTATAGTTCGGACTAATTATAAACATGAATATCAAAGAAGAAATTGAAAGAAGATTTTGCCTTAATAAAAAAATACTTGATTTCCAAACACTTTTGGAGATGGTTGAGCAACAAATGGATACAGCTGATTCTGTATTTCAAATTCTGAAAGAAGATACACCGACAGATCCAAGTCCGCTGGATGTGCAATCAGGAAAAGAATTTATATTGAGTTTGCCAAAATTTTCCCCAAGTGAAAATTGGGGAGATCCGAATTCAATTGAAAGAAAAAATGTTGATCAACTTTTCAAGGTTATCCCGGGCCCGGCTAGTTTAGAAGCAAAGCTTAAATACATAGCGAGAATTCAAATGCCGCAAAAGGGGGTTACATCTCCTAGGAGAATTATTGGAACTTTAATTATATTAGAAAGTTTGAACGCAGTAATCAATAGTTATGGCGCTTCTACTGCTGGATTTATATTTGAAGGATTTCTTGCAGCGCTTCTCGGTGGATTGCAGGTGGCGGAGCCAACATCAGCTGCCGGAGGCCTTCCAATTGAAGATATCATCGCCTTCACCGAATATGGAAGAACGACAAGCGTGCCAATGAGTCTCAAGCTTCTGAAAGAAACAACTGATATTAAAGGAAGCTATACAAATCTGATCGATGCTTTGAATCATTACGAGAGCATGATTTATGTTGTTGCTTACAAAACTGGTGGAGACAGAGAGGTGTCTGCAATAAATATCAATCAATTTGTAATTACCAGAGATAATTTACTGGATCTTGTTACGCAAAATGAACCATCACGAAAGAGAATTATTTTAGATGGCATGGACTTTAAACAATCACTGGCAATACTTAGAGCAGCGGTATCCTGGGAAGAGAGACACGCGCTATTGCAGCAAACGGCAGGATACACAGGAGAAGTTGATGCTCCGCCACCTGAAGAGCCAGAAGCAGAGGAACCTGCGCTTGCTCCTGAGGCTCCGGTTCCAGAAGAGGAGGAAGCTATGCCTGTCACAGCAGAATCTCTTCGCAGTTTGTGGAACGAACAATTACTACTTGAAGGTAAAAGCGAAGGTACACAGTGGCATGTTTCAACGACACAACTTGGTAACTTAGGTAGTATTGTTGATTATCAGCATCTCGGAGTTTTGGAAGTGTCTCCGGATTCCATATATAAAACTGCTTCAATGTATTTAGATGTTTTAGGCGACACTGTAACGGACCTTTTCAGCGCTGTTGCTAGTTTGTCTGACAACTTAAATAGTTATTTCTTGACCAAAGAAAGAGGCGAAGCGATTGCAAAGGGCAACGCTGCCGTTGACGCTGCAAAGATAGTTGAAGTAAAGGCGACAGCACAAGTAGAACAAGAACGTGCTGCAAAAGAAATATAATTTAAAAAACACTTGACATTTATTGTATAATGCCATATACTGTATAAAGAAAGAGGTTAAATATGTCAAGAAAATATGATTCGGGGTCTTCACTGCAAGAGAAGATTTTGAAAGGCGTGAAGGTGCTAGCCGACAATGTAGCCTCAACGCTTGGCCCACGTGGACGAAATGTGATACTACATCAAAAAGACTATAGTCCGATTATCACAAAGGATGGTGTCACTATATCAAAATTTGTTGAATTAGAAGACCCTTTTGAAAATGCTGGTGCACAAATTATTAAACAGGTCGCTACGAGAACTGCTGAAGAGTGTGGAGATGGTACAACAACTTCTATTGTTTTAGCACAGGCAGTACTGCGAGAGGCACAGAGATATGTTGTTGCCGGCTCTTCTCCTGTGGAGATGAAGAGAGGTATGGATAAGGCAGTTTCGGCGATTGTAGAGCGACTGGAGGGCCTTGCAAGGCCTATTTCAAGCGTTGAAGACATTGAACACATTGCAACAATTTCTGCAAATGGAGATGAGGTGATTGGAAAATTAATAGCGACAGCTGTCGACGCAGCTGGAAAAGATGGTTCGATAACCATTGAGGAAGCTCGGTCTGTTGAGACCAGTTTAGATCTTGTTGAGGGATTCCGATTTGATTCCGGCTATGTCTCTCCTCAGTTTATTACAGATGAAAGGCGCGCCGCCGTCAAATATGATAACCCTCTTATTTTAGTGACTGATTATGATATTGAAGCGGTCGACCAGCTATTGCCCATTCTTGAGGTTGTTGCAAGAGAAAACAGGCCGTTTGTGATCGTTTGTGAGAATATTGAAGGGCAGGCTTTGGCGGCAATCATTATGAATGCTATTCGTGGGACAATGAAACTTGCTGCCGTGAAAGCTCCTCGCTATGGCGAAGAAAGAAGAGGTATTCTCAAAGACTTAGCAACATCAGTTGGAGCATCTTTTGTCTCGAGAGAGTCGGACATGCAGTTAGCGGACACGAAGCTAATAAATTTGGGGACAGCCAAAACAATAGACATTGTTAAGGGTTTTACAACAGTTATTGGCGGCGCTGGTAATATATCCGAGGTGGATCAGAGAATTGAAAGTTTAAAAGTTGAATTAGAACAAACCGATTCTCTTTATGAATGTGAGAGAATACAAGAAAGGATCACCAGATTGGCCAGCGGCGTTGCCATTATTAGAGTTGGAGGGGCAACCGAAATTGAAATGATTGAAAAGAAACATAGAGTTGAAGATGCACTGGAAGCTGTTCGTTCTGCTCAGCAGGAAGGAATTGTTCCCGGGGGCGGAGTTGCTTTGGTCAGGTCTGCTACCAATTTAAGTCTTGAATTTGATAACGATGATCAGAAAATGGGATCTAATATTGTGTGCGAAGCAGTTAAGCATCCCATTAAGCAAATGGCTCTTAATGCCGGTGAAGCCCCGGATTTAATCTTGTATGAAGTTTTATCTCTATGTGGGAATGATGGCCGTGACTTTAGAACTGGGAAGCTTGTTAATATGTTCGATGCTGGAATTGTTGATCCTGTAAAAGTTACCAGAGTTTCTTTACAAAATGCTGTTTCAGCCGCATCAACGTTGATTACTACGAATTATGCAATTGCTGAGTCTGATCGTTGATGTTAAACTAATTATTAATACCGGAAAAGGAACACAAAAATGGACTCCAAGGCCGAAACAGCTATTATTGAACTGAATGGGAAATTTGAACGAGTGATGGATAATATTGAAATAGTAAAAGAGAAACAAGAGGAAATGGCCGAGGATATTGTGAAAATAAAAGAGGCTGTGTACAACCCGGACGAAGGAATATATGCTCGGATCCGAGAACTTGAAAGCTTTAAAAGACAAATATCAAAAGTGTTATGGATTGTTGTCACGTCTCTGGTTGGTTTAGGAATGCATCAAGTATTAAGCACAATGTGAAAGAATGTTTGTTAAAAAATATTATAGTAAATATAAGAAGGTGACTCCCAAACCAAAAATTAAAGATGACAAGACCTTTGAAACAGTCAACGAGCTTTTAAAACTCCCTTGGATGTTTGGAGGCACAAAAGATTTTTTAGTCTCTATAAAAGAATTATATAAAAAGCACGGGGAATTAACAAAAAATCAAATTGACGCAGTGAGGAAAATTAAAGAAAAAAATTCTCAAGAAACTGTAGAGAGTTACGATGACTGGGTTTCGAATTACAATGAAGAAAAAAGAGAAATAGCAAACATCTGCGCCAACTACTATAAAAACAATCCTCCATACTTTGCTCATCTTGCCGAGAGAATTTTAAGTGAGTTGGGGTTTACACCATCAGAAAAACAATACAGATCGATGTGTGAAAACAAATTTGCCGCAAAAGTTATCGAGGCCACGAAGGCAGAACCAAAATATTCTATCGGTGTGATAGTTAAGGGAAGAAAAAATGCTCCCATGGACGTGCGTGATATTTTGTTTTCAATCATAAAAATAAATGCAACACCAGTCCAAAGTGCTGCGAAGGGTGCAAAAATATATGAACTTTTACCCTTTGGAAAAGTACAAACAATTTTTTGCGAAGAAAGATATTTAAAGAAAATTAACAAATCGGAGGTTTAAATGAAGGTTAAAATTTCTTACACAATTGAACATAATGAGGTGCCCAATGAGATTGCAAAGTTCTTAGAAGAGGCACAAGGACAACTTTATAAGAGTGGGGGGGATTTAAAGGAGCTTAGTGAGAAACTCAGAGATGCTTTTGATCTTAGTGTCGTAGAATCGTGCGCACACAGGTTACACAAAGTACGCGAAAGACTTCTAAAGGTTGATATGATTGCTGAGGATTGCACGGAGATTCTTGTTGGCTTTAAACAGTTATTTGAAAAACAGCTTGAGGAACTTAAAGAAGAGACTGACAAGGATCAACCTGTCAACGAAGAACAGGTTAATGAGCCTACAAATGAAGAAAGCACGTTAGAAGAACAACTGAATGATGACGAAAAATAATTTTAAAGAAGGCGATCTTGTTTTCATACCATCTAGCGTTAGATTAATTCAGTTCAGTGATGAAAATACTTCTTACGCCGATTTACCAATGTTCGTGAACAAGCACACCACCACCATTAAGCCAAGTCATGCACTTTTAATGGATAATTCTCTTGACAACTACTGTAAAGTATACTATAATGGTGAGTATTGGTTTGCAGATAAATCAGACGTATATGAGGGTTCATGATGATTGTGGGATTAACTGAAATACTTAGAGCTAGTAAACTTACGGGAAAAGGGATCTTAAAAGATCCGTATATCCTGAGACAAGTCTATATAAACCCGCAACATGTTGTCTGCCTTCGCGAGGACGAGCACTATAAACAACTTTTGGTGGAAGGTCGTCTTATAGAGGGGTTAGATGAAAGTCAATCTTTCACAAAAATTTATCTCAACAGAGGCCAAGCTGGTATCGATCTCACAGTTATCGGTTCACCTATTTCTATTCAAGAAAAGCTAGGCCTGGAATCAGAAAAACAATTACTAAGAGGTTAAAAATGTTAGAAAAACACTATATGCTGGTTACTAAAAGTTCTTGTTCATACTGTCAAAAAGCACTTGAACTACTCAAAGAAAATGAATGTTCTTTCGCTTATACTGATATGGAGAACGCTTTGAATCTTTTGGGCAACATACAAGAACAAGCAGATTGGAAAACAGTTCCAATGGTGTGGCAACAAACTTTGGATTGGGAAGAAGGTCAACCAGTTGTTGTTGAAAACAGTTTTGTTGGCGGACACACAGAACTTTTGGAAATATTTAATACAAATAATGTAGACGAAGAAAATGATTAAATGTCAATTTAGAGAATTTAAAGAATATGGAAGTGTAATTAAGTCTCAAGGAAGCAAGAGAAAGAAAGGCTTTTATTCCTACTCTACTATTCCAGTAAAAGGACTAGGAAGAGACAAATGGTTTGTTATATCTCATATAGATGTTGACTATGAAAAATATTTGACTGAAGGTGTGTCGGAAGAAGAAATATTTAATCAGTGTATTGAGTTTCTCAATCAGGCTCCGCCACGCAAAAAGTATGCCAAGAAGAAACCAAAACCTTTGTATGGAAATTTAGTGCCATACAAGTCGAAATTTAAGGAAGACGCAAACGGAAAATATATAGAAGCCCAGTTCACGACTGATGACAGAAGAAATAAGAACTTTTGGAGGAAGGGAGTTAAATATGGAAGAGTCAAGCTGCCATCTAAGTTGAAAGCCAAGTGACAGAAGAACAGGGATATTATTCTCTTCCATTGGAGGAATGTTTAGAAAGACTAACTGAATGTATGGGCTGCGAAAAAGTGCTTAAATCTTTTGTACAAGAACACGCACCCGATGATAAGGCCTGGCAATCGGGTTTGATGCCTTTGTTGTGTGAATATTATTCTGTTATTTATCGTTATGTTGATATCCTGAATGATTTAATTTTGACTCCTCCTTCTGTAGACGAAAGTACGGATGAAGAAGTAATTACTGTTGAACCTCAAAAATATGCTCTTCTAATGTCATATTCAAAATTGATGCTCGTTGATGAAATGGAACTGAAATATAAACATAGAGTGCATTTGTCTATACAATAGATGATATGTTTTTCAGTTGGTTTTTTTATTTCCATTAACTAACAAAAAGACTAATTAATATGATATAGTATACCTTTACGAGAGGTCTGAGCATGCAAAAATTATTTGAACACTGGCAAGGTTTTTTGAAAGAAGCGAATGAGGAAGATGAAGGAAATGTTTATTCCGTTGATTTTCCTGGTCTTGCTAAAGAAAAAGAAGAAATTGAGTCTGAGCCACCGCTTCTAGACAGAGAGACTAAAAAAATGGTAGCAAAGTTATTTTTCAACAAGCACTACACAAAAGATGAAGAAACATTTAATGCAACTACTGAAGCGCTTAAAAAGATACATAAAGCTTGGAGAAAACAAGATAACGAAGAAGCTTTAAACTTTCTTACTTCCTTGACAATGGCCCATGGAGAGCTTGTGGAAACCCAAAATATGTACCGCCTGTTCATGCAACAGCTGGAAGACGAAGGCTTGTTGGAATGAAGCTTATATTTGAAAGGTGGCAAACATACATAACAGAGCAACTTCTTATTGAAAGTCGACTGAAAGACGCAATTGCAGTTGCAACCAATTTCAAGAAAAGAATACCGAGAGATATCGCTGCTGCCATCCCAGAGGAACATGTCGACAAGCTAAAGAATCAATTAGCGTTGTCTCTCAAATGGATGTCGAGCGTAGATCCTTCTGGAACGAATAAATATCTTGAGTGGTCTGGAAAATACTTGGTTGACAAACTCGCAAAGCATATGGAAAAAGTAACCGTTAGCCGTGGTGAGGATTACGTCCCTGGTGACCCAGGGACCTACACCCATACGATGGTGCCGAGATATTTAGGCGGCGAAGATCCAGAAGATGTTCTCGAGAGATTTATTAATGTGATCCAACAACGCGCCGAAAGATTGGCAAAGAGGATTGTAGCATTTGAGAAAGGTGTACAGATGGGGATGATATCGGTCAAGTCCGAACCAAACGCGCTCGACGCCGAAGGTAAACCGGACAAACTGAGACGAACAAGAAGCGGCATAGACAAGTGGGACCCAGCAGATCCAGAACACATAGAAAGCTGGGAACTTATGGTTGACGGTGTCGAGAGAAAAATAAGACAAATTGAAGACGAAAAAAGACGAGAAGAAAACGCAAAAGCAGAGGGGGACTTTGTTGATACCGGACACGAAGATGACTTTACGATTGTTCGCCCTAATACCGTTGATGCTTCTTGTCATTATGGAAAAGGATCAACGTGGTGCACTGCTGCAACTCAGTCCGAAAATTATTTTGATAGAATGACAGCTCAGGGCCACGCGTTTTATTACGTTAACTTTAAGCATCTTGGAATGTTTGAAAGAACCGTCGACGGCTCGGGTGATAATCTTGCGGACATGAAACAAATGGCCCTTGTGTATCAAGCTAACACTCCTCAGGGTGAACCCGACTATGAACTTGGCGGCCACGGCATTCCATCCGCTGGTGTCTGGAATGTGCCCGATGATAATGTTGGCGCTGATGGCTTAAGGGAAGCAATTAGATATAACTTATTAGCGAAAGCTGTCAAAGGAAGCAGCACGTACCATTCTATTGTGAAACGTATAAAACAGTTTCGCAAGGAGAGAGCAAGTATAGCCAGAAAAGTGGAAGAGTTGAAGGCAGAGATTCTCGCTGGGGAAAGACCGAGTACGAACGCCGAAGGCGGAGAAGATCAAGAGATTGCGGATCTTCTCATTAGAGACGAGGAGCTTTCGCGGTGGATCAGGCGCGAACATGAGACGGTAGTGACACTTGTTAAACAATTTGATCAAGTTCTTGATGATGCTCGAGGTGGAGGGTTCCCTGGACCCGAAGGCGGAAAATCACTTGACGAGACCGATCTTGAATTTATGGGCGACATTTCTGAGACATTGGGAACGGACTGGTCCCCAGGCGACGATCCGGAAGAACTTGCAGACGAGTTTTCTTCGATGGCAATGGATCAGTTTGGATACTACGGCAAGAGAGAAGGAAGATTTGGTGACTCCCAGATAGTAGCCGGCGGAATTATAGGGAAAGCAGCTGAACATCATGTGGCAAATCCAGTTACGCCGCCGATTGATGAAATGAGAAACATGGTTGAGCAAAACAACTTTGACTACATCAGTGTAGATATCCAAGAAGGCTACGAAGGAGGCGACATGGAGATCGAGGCCTCGGCGAGGCTTAATTTCGAAAGTGTTGAATTTAGAGAGGGCGACATTGATGACGAAGTAAGAACGGTCATTAAGAACATGTTAGATGAAAAAGAAATTTTTGTTAGCACTCGCGGGCACTACGACGAGGGGATAGACACTTCTGAGTTTCCCGACTACGTGGAGGTCGATTTTTCACCCGAGGGCGGCGAATTGGAAGCGATGGGTGCCGCCCCGGGCAGCGATGGCTTGCTTGATGCGTGGGAGGCCTGGCTTAGTGAACTGGCCAATTATGATTCCCAATTGGAGGATGTCCTCGAGCAATTAGATGATAAATTCGATGAACATGGGCTTCTTTCAGGAGGCATTGCTGCTGTAGCAGCGTCGTTGGAAGATGTGGAACTCCATAACTTTGATTTTGAATTGGAAGGAAAGCATTTAGTTATTGACACAACTATTCAAGCCAAGATTGTTAAACCAAAAGTAATCGTTGACGACCGAGGGGCAGTTGGTCGATTAATCTCTGATCTATCAAGAGTCAAACCAGAGCTTTCCGGCCCGCCCGGGAGTGGCCTCGGCAGCACGCACCGCACGCAGGATGCATATCATGCTGTTGATAATGCGTTCTTGACATCTGTTGAAAAAATGTTCAATGTTGCTTTTAACTGGTTCTATGAGGGAAGAGTACAGGGACAACTGCCGTTAGATTTAAAGGACGTTGACGAGGAAGACGCAAAAGAAATTCCTGATGTTGATATGCAACTGATTCCAGCTCTTGATGAACTCGTTGCCGCCAAGAATAGATATGCTGGAATGCCAGGAGAAATGGGTGTTGCGGAATATTATCCAACAGACCCAAAAGAAAAAGTGTTGCAACTGCCTTATCGTTTTGTTATTACTTTAACGAATCAACAAGCTTGGGATGGGTTGGAGGCATCGGATCCAGAATCAATTCACTCTGTTGTTGGTTTTTTGCAATTTCTTGATCAGGAAGATATTCAATTTAAACTTGAACAGGCGTTAACTGATGCCCTTTTGAAAGGAATTGAAGTTCATTTTGGGATGGAGGCAAAAAGAAAAGAAGCCGGCAAGCCCGCCGAACAAGAGCCGGTAGAGCTGGACTACGGCGATGATGTGGATCAGGACTCGTTTGATGCACCCTTCAACCCTCCACGAATTGCGGAAAGCAGAAGGCGCTTGCCAGAGGTCAAAAAAAGAAAAATGAAAAAATTTAAATTTATAATTAAAGAAACAAAAAGAAAGAAAAAGTTAAATGAAATTAAACCGAGTCTAGACTTGTGGCAAACTGACGCCGTGTTGGTAACAAACACTCCATTGTCTCAAGAGGAGCCAGGTCTTGAAGATTTTAAAAATTCTATTCGTGTTAGGTGCGGAGTGACCATTGTTGATAATATAGGATCTTCCAGGGCCCAAGGTGGGCGCACTATAACTAAAATAAGAATGAAGTTTGTATCTGATGGCCCTCCTGAGTATATGATGGACCAACTGAAGAAGCTTATTGCGCAAATAGAAGGAGTTAAATCAATCTCGTTCTCTTCAGGTTCATTAATTAAGGCTGAAAAAAAGTGGCATTAATGAAGGTTCTTTTAGAAAGTTGGAGGAATTTTATGGAGGAGAAAAAGAAATTTAAAGCAGCCATGGTTGTTGTTTTGAGTAGTGACAACGAGGTTCTTTTATTAAAAAGATCTACAGATTCTAATTGGATGCCAGAGAAATGGGCCCTTCCTGGTGGTCACATAGAAGAAGGCGAGTCACCAAAAACTGCTGCTATCCGCGAGACAAAAGAAGAAACCAGTTTAGATATCGATGGTATTCACGAACTAAAAGAGAAAGAACAAGTTATGATGTACTATTCAAATTCGCATAGTGGAACTGTAGAGATTGACAGCGAACACACAGATTGGGCATGGGTTTCTTATAATGACTTGACTAACTACGATATAACACCTGGCTTAAAAGAATCTGTTAAGTTGGCATTGGAGAAAACTAATGGATAAACTTCTAAAAATAATTAAAAAATTAGATGATTGGGCGCCAGCCATAACTTTTGTCGTATTTATGGGATTGCTCTTATACGCAGTTTATGTTATTCAATGTCCAGTGTGGAGTTATTAAGCAGTGAAACTCCCAATAGCAACATTCTTAGCTGTCTTCGCCTTCGCTCCAATGGGAGATCCCAAAAAAGATCTCGGAGACATAGAAAGAGACACAAAAGCATTGGTTTTCTATTTACAAGATAAGAAAGATCATAAAGAATATTGTCCAGAAATTGACTGGAAGCAACCACTACTTGCTACTTATAAGAAAGAACCAAAATCATATTTACCAGAGGAGTGCAAAAAATGAAAAACAACATGAAATTAATAATGGAAAATTGGCGGAAGACTCAAAAGCTTTTAAATGAAAGTCTTATAGCCAATATCCCAGCTGGAGCGGTAGTCTGGCCTTCGGCTGACCCCATGGGCATAGATTTTCAATACATGGACCCAGATGGCGGTGAAAAAAAATATGGCGAAATTAAATTATGGGACTTAGAACCGCAAGATCTCGAAGGGCTAGCTGAAAGAAGCGATCTTAAATTTTTCTTCAAGCGCGAAGAGGTTGACGCTAGAGATTTTGCTGACTCGCTATCAAAATATTGGGTATTACAGAATCAATCCGTTGCTAGAGGAGGCCAGTACGTAGTCTCTTACTTGCCAGAATGGGTGTACAAAGTTGCCGGCATAGAACCTATTCCAGAAGAAGATCCCGAATACGAAGATGAAGAAGGACTATAAAGAATGAAACTAACAAAACAACAACTTAAACAAATTATTAAAGAAGAACTTGAAACTGTCTTGAGTGAAGACACATTTTCTGCTCAAGAATTACCCCCCGAGCTTCTGGATATCGCGGCTCGAATGACGTTGCAGAATATGCCAAAAATAGGAGTTAGAAGAAAGACGCTTATGATAAGAGTTCTTGAAAGGGCCCTAGAACTTCTTGGGCCTGAAGCTGTCCGCCCGTCTCAGGATGTTCCCGAAGAAGAAGAACTGGTATAAAGAATGAAAGTCAACGTAGATCTGTGGAAAATCTTTACTCTTGTTCTCGGCATACTTATAATGCCGTTGGCTGGATGGGTTTGGCAAACAAACTTGGATGTTGCCGAGGTAAGTAATGATCTCGGAGATCTCGAACAAAAAGTGAGCAGGGTTGAAGAGGATGTTAAAGAGTATGAGAAGAACACTCGTACTCTCATTGGAGTAGAGAAAGATATAGAACACATCAGAGATGCGTTATCAAGAATTGAAGAACTGGTGACGAAGTGAGAAATTCAAAGATAGAGTTCTCAGGACGCAGATTAAGGTTCAAAGACTTTATTGGGCTGGTTAAGTTTCTTGGTAGCGGACAAGGGCCTCTATCTCTATACAAGTTTTTGTTGATCGTTAGTTTATTTAATTTATTACTTGGTTTAGCATTGGGAGCTTTATTATAATGTCTTCTTCAGGGTGTAAATACTGTATGCAGGATGCCGAGTATGGTGTTCAATGGGGTCCACAAGCCGGACAAAAAGAGTATGCTTGCGACGATCATATAAGAAAACTTTTGGCCTCGATTAAAGCACCAGAAATGTGGGTCATAAAGGTTACGACAGAATGAAGTTTCCACTTGAATGAAGCAACAGTGCCAAACAAAGAGTTTCAAAAAAAGATCTGCAGAAGATGCGGAGGCATAGGACATGTTTTGGTTTACGAAGCTCCGCATGTCAAAAGAAGATATTGCGATTGTGAGGTTGGAAAAGAACGAAAAGAGTTTATTGACAAACAGATTAAGACAAAAGACACTGCCCAAGTGTGGGAACTATTTAGTTTATGACACCGCCTGTTATAAGACGAAAAACCCACTCCGAAGATCAAAGAGAAAGAGTTGGCGAAATCATCCAAGGCATATTAAAGAGAGATTACATAAGTTTAAAACTTGTTGAGCTGCAGATAAAAGAAAATGCCATCGAAGACAAAACAGAAGTAAACTGCAAGTTCTTGTTTGACAAAAAGAAACTAACAATCAAAGGCACAGGCAAAGGACCAGTTGATGCTCTGTTTGGCGCACTAATTGATAACTTTTCAGATGAGTACTGTTCTTTAAAGAACTTGTACTTTGCTAGATTTTCAGTTGAAGCAGATGTAGAAAAACATTTGAGACATTCCAGAACAGATGCGATGGTAGAAGCAACATTAGAGATTGACAACGACTGCGATGCCCTACTTTTTAGAGAGAAATCAAATTCAGTTAGTTTTGTTTCAGCGAAAGTTATTCTAGCTGCAATAGAACATTTCATTAATGCTGAAAAATGTGTTACAATGTTATACAACAACATTCAAAATGCAAAGAAAAGGAATCGCGGAGACATGACAGGTATCTATACCAGACAACTCGCTGAAATAGTTAAGAACGTGTCTTATGAAAACGTGATACAAAAATTAAAGGAGAAAAATGAAAGTTAAAAAAATATCAAATGTTCACATCGCCCCTTTCCACTACAAGTGGGCAGGAATGGAAGAAGAGAAGAAAGAAAAAAAGAATGATCTCGACGTAGAAAAGCTTGACAAGCTAATCAAGAAGGTGTATGATAAAAAATACGGAACATACAATCGCGAGGGAGAATTTATTGTTTACGAGGAAAAAACCGAGGTATAAGATAGGCACACTTTTGAGACTTAAAAACGCATGGCCTGGTCGTGAACAAATAATGGTTGTTGATTATTTCTTAAAAGTAGAAAGAAGCAGATTGTATGGAGAGCCCATAATTGAAGATAAATACTGGGTATACAGTTTAATGTATTTGGGCGACGGAGGGAAGAAAGTACCGCAAACAGCTTTGTGGCTTGAAGAGATGATCGAGAATAAAAAAATAGAAGTAGTGGCAGCTCCTAACTAATTATAGTAAGCAGGAGTGCCCATGGGTTGAAAAGACTTCATGAAAGATTTTTAGTTAGAATATTACTTTTTGTGTTTTTATTTCTTCTTGGAATGATGACTGCACGGTGTGCGTTGGCAAAGGCACCTGTCAAAGCTAAGTTCTATGATTTTTCAGAGCAGCTTATTGATGGACAAGTTAGAAGGCCTCACACACTTTATACAGATGTTCGACAGGCAGCAAAATTCAAAAGACTTTTGAGACTTAAAAAATCTTTCATGAAAGAGCTTTTTGACACTGCCAGACTACCAGTTTTTAAATAGGCTGTAAAAAGTCATAGCTCGTCTAATTACTATTAGGAGGCTACATGTTGCTAGCACCACAAATTGGCGACCTAGTAGAGATCGTTGATATTTCAGATGCAACGTCCTACTTTAAGTGGGCACAAGATTTACCAAAACGAGCAGTATATTTAGGAGAATTTGAAATTACAGTCTATTCCAATAACTACAATAGAAGCGATACATGCTACAAAGTATACGTTGATGGACAAGAAAGATGGATTGCCACATTAGATGAACTTAAAATCTTATCGAGAGCAAAAAAATAAATTTAAAATTGGTGACTTAGTTTGTTATAAAGGTTCTAAAAGCAGGAGTGTGTGCGGGATTATAACAGAGATAAACAAAGTTCCAAAGTTAGCTGAGCAGGGAGAGATGGTTAAAATATATTGGTGCATAGACAAGAACGAAGTAGACATATCTCCACTGTCCTATCCCCCAGTAAGAAAGAACGGCTGGATTGCTGCTGGGTTACTGATGGAAATTGGTAGCTTAAAAATTGTTTCAAAAAAAGCTTGACAAACTAAAACAAAGGTAGTATCATGGTATTATCTAATGGATAAAGAAGTAATTAATCTAACAGAGAAGGAAGGTGCAATTGTCTTACGTGAAGATAATGTGCCAGAAATTTACTCCCCTCTCTTGCACGGGGAACAGTGTGACAACATTAGGTTTACCCTTGCTTTTATTTTATACGCGGTAGAACAAGAAGAGTGGATTAAGCAGTTTAAAGAGTTTGTTGACGGACTACAAGTTGATCTTAATAAAATCAGCGATGACATAGCTAAGGTCAACAGATCTAAATTTACAATTATAGATGGAGAAAAAGAATAACATGAGCCCAGCTATAATGTTGTTAACTTACTGTTGGATGATTACTATTGTATTGTGCATAATAGCTTGGAGGCAAAGATAAATGGCAATCAGAAAAAAATCAAAGAAAACAAGACAAGGCGACGGCAAGGGCACTTACTGGTCTACGCATAAACATACAAATTATCATAAAAAAAGAAAAAAATCAAGAGGACAAGGAAAAAGGTGACACTAGTATCATACTTAGTATGTGATACCCGAACCAATAATAGGTGATCTAGTTAGGTGGTCTAGGGTAGACTTCCACAAGCATTACTTGGCTGGCTTCGCGATAGTCACTGGAGATTTTGATTTGATGATTAGAATTCATTGGGTTGGAAAATCACCTGTTCCTTTGGAAACAACTGAAAATGGTTTTTGTTGGGTATATAAGAAAAGATGCATGATCGTTAGTAGACACGGAGATCCAAATTATGAAAATTTACGATATGGTTGAAGGCAAATGGCTAAAAGACGAAAAAGAGAAATCTGAGAAGAAGATAAAGCAAAAGGTTAAAGAGTATATAAACTTTGATGTTAACGTTCGTCTCATAACTTATGACGAAAAGGTTAGTTAACTTTTCTTTATCTCTGACAAGAGACTATTTATTATAGATTTCTACAAGTAAAGAGGGTTTCTTATGAACTTGACAAAATTGCAATTAAAACAAATTATTAAAGAAGAGCTAGATAGATTATTGTTGATGGAGGCTGGCACAGATCCTGATTTGCCAAATTTCATAACTTTGGGCGATGGTAGCACTAAAGTTTTTGATCCTTTAACAGCGATTGAGCAAACTTTTGATGTGGACGGGAAATTAATTAGTACTAAAGATTTAGCTGCTCACACGCGCACGCCCGGCACGCAGCTTGATCTCGAAAAACTTCCACAAGATTTAAATCAATGGTATGGAGAGGCAGCTAAACGTTCAGGCATGGGTTTGGGCCCTATGCCGGGAGATAAACCTAAACACTTTCGTGGCCGTAGAATTACGGACGTTGAACCCGGCGGCAAACGCTCGTGGTACCACGGTAGAGCAGAAGAGCCCCGAATCACACGCCCAGAAGAGCCCCGCGAGGCTTCCGCAGCAAGAGGCCGCGAAAATATCCTTAAACACAATATCGCTCAGGGGCCATATGATAATGTTACAGGTAAACCTATCAGTCGAGCCAAAGCTGCGTTACAGCAAGCGGGAGGATACGCAAAGCACTACGGAGGAGAAGCGGCGAGCGCGGTAGGAAAACTTCCGTGGTATGTGAAATACCCCCTAGCTGCTGCTGGTGGTGCCGCAGCCTACGCAGGGCTTACAGGCGAAGCTGAAGCTGGTGAAGTGGAACCGAGCGACACAGAAAAGATGGCGAATTGGGCGAGTTATATTCCCTTTTTAGGGGATCTGGTGGCTGATCCGTCAGGTGATGTGCCCGCAGGAGTTGCACCTGGATCAGTATCTGACTTCCCGGGAGGCATGCCGCCGCAAATGTTGCATCACGAGGATCCTGGTCATTATGGTGAGGGAGAAGGTCCGGACAATAGAGATGAATTGTATGAAGGGTTCAGGCAAGTTGTTAAAGAAGAATTTGTAAAGGCTTTGAAGGATGAAAGTAACAAAAAAACAATTAAAACAACTCGTTAAAGAAGAAATTACAAAGTCTTTACTTAAAGAAGGAGACAGATCCTTTTTTGATTTGTACAAAGAAGTTTCGAAACTTAATGACACGTATAATCTTGGTATGACAAAGGAACAAATTGCAAATTTTGTTGATCGAACGATAGAAGGCAGATCACAAGAAGACAAAGTGAAGGCAGTCACCCGAGCTTTAGAAAAAGAAGGAGCTTATAATGCAGCGTTGGAAGCTTGGAACGAGAGAACTCACAGGAGGAAGCTAGATCGCAAGGGCATAGAGCCAACATCTCGCCGAAAAACTTATAGACAAATTGCGGACATTTCTGGAGGAGCAGCCAATACTGATGTTCCTTGGTCCTGGTCCCCCGCGCCAAGAGATACTCCTGCAAACCCTTTACCGAAATCCCCCGGCGATCTCAAGCCGGCGAGCTGGCGACTCGCCGATGAGCTGAGGCAAGGCCAGCGTACGGTTGACACTAAAAAAGTTCTGGACGCACAGGTAGCCAGCGACGCTGTTAAACACTTTCGGGAGATTTTTCCACCTGGTCAATACACTCGGCCAGACTCTAAATTCGTGCGAAAGGCACTTAAGTCTCCTGTTGGTCGAGCAGGGCTCCGAGCTTTGCGGGCCGCCGGCGCCCCGTTTAAAGGGGCTTTGAAAATACTTTTTAGCCCAGGTTTCGCCGCTCTTGACACAGCGACTATAGTGGGAGCTTTGGCAGCAAGCAGGCACGAGGAAGATGTTAGAATGGGAAAAATAAAACCACCTTACACTCTTGAAGATAGACCAGAATACAGGTGGACAGATGAGGGATATAAAGCACCATTTTATGCAGATCCTTCTGTTGGTAGCTTTTTGGAAATGGGAAACCCGTACGCATCGAGAAGTGCTTATCGCAAGGCTGTTGAGTTGGCAAGAGAAAGGTCTGAAGAACTTGGTGGTCATGGTGTTACTGCTGAAGTGCCGATTGGAGAACAGGTTCCCGACTGGGCCTGGCCATGGGAAGATGATCCTCCCTCCCCGCCGCCGTTACGCTTGTCAAAAGGTTCTACAGCTCCTGTACTTACTCAGGCAACAACAGTTAGGGAAGGTAAAATGAAATTAACAAAATCTCAACTAAAACAAATCATTAAAGAAGCAATCAAAAAATCTCTATACGAAAGAGGTTTCGGTGAAGGCGAACCAGCAAAAGATGAACTTTCAAAGAAGAGAAATGTTTATCTTGAAGAAGAAGAATTCGATGAACAAGTTGTACAGCCGGTGAGGTTGCAAAAGAAACTGCAAGTAGCGCCGGCCAAGCAACAATCAAGATTGCACAAAATTACAACCAGAGGTTATGGTGAAAAAAAGTCCCCTTTGACACAGTCAGGGAGGCCGGCCACGCGTTTAGTAAAAGCTCCAGAGAAAGCGCCTGTTACACTTGCTCCGGAGAAACGGCCTGAAAAGGTGGAGAAAAGGCTCGGGGGAATCAAATGGAAGGGTCCTACCTCCTCAAGTGAGAATCCAGCTGCTCCAGTTGGCTACGATCCTTCCACGCCGGAATATAAAGAATGGGAGGAACAGCATGGAGAAAAGGCATATGGAAAAGGTGGAAGTGGTCTTGGTTCTTCAATCGAATACGAAGAACTAGACGAAGCCTACAGCGAAAAGCAAAGAAAGTGGGCCTGTGCTCAGATGGGGAAGAGCAGGAAGAAATTCAAGGGGAAACCAAGCTTGAGTTCAAAAGAAGCCAAAGAGATGTGTAAAGACACCGAGCTGAAAAAAGCAAAAAAGAAAAAATAATTATTTTCTTGACAACCGACTTGATTGATGTTATGATGGGAACGTGTTTGAAGATCAAAAAATGAAAGTCGGCGACTTGGCGAGACTGAACGGAGAGAAGTTGACTCTAAACGGACGGAATTTTGACGAGTATGTGAGAACTTATGGAGATTGCGCTGGTTTATTGATAGAGACAGCAGGAGAGTCTATTAGTTATGACTTCCCGAAGTTGTTTACAATTTTATTCAGAAACGGAAAAAAGATTGATATTGCAGAGAGTTGGCTCTTGCCAGTAGGAAATGAAGCGTAAGCAAATACAAATTGGTGACTTGGTTAAAATGAAAGAAACTTCTCACTACCCAGGAGAAACTGAAAACAAGAACATAACTGGAGTTGTGGTTGACGTTGTTCTAGAGGGCGTTTCTAAGAAATACGATCAGCGTGGAGTAGAAGATCATTGGCTCAAAGTTGTTTTTATTGACGGAACTAAAGCGACACTATTTTATGATGAACTAGAAATACTTGCGAGAACAAAAGGTAATAAATGAAAGATTATAGTTATAAAGATATTGGATTAGAAATTGGAGAGCTTGTTCAAGAAAAGAACGAAGCCTACGGCAACTCCTTTGGACAGTCGTGTGAGATTCTCAAAGTTCTATATCCTGATGGGATAAAGCCTGAACAGTACAGAGACGCATTAGCAATCACAAGAGTCATTGATAAACTGTTTAGACTGGCTACAAAGAAAGATGCTTTTGGCGAAAGCCCTTGGAGAGATATTTGTGGTTATGCCATGCTTGGAGTTGCAAACGACGAGAGGGACAATGAAAATAGGTGACCTAGTATACGCAGCAGATAAGACTGCATATGAAACTCTTTATGAAGGTGTCGGCCTCCTGGTTCGTCCGGACGAGGGACGAACGTATGTAGAGTGGTCGAACGCTTGGGAAGTTTATTTTCCAGATATCGCGGAGTCCATTGTAATTGGTGGCGATGACATTGAGGTGATTAGTGAAAGTAGGTGATCTAGTGCGCTGCATTTGGCAGCCAAAGGTTTCTCATATTGAGAAGGATTATTGTGTTGCGCTGCATTTGCCACTCAAAGGAGAGATTGGAATAGTAGAAGAGGAGCGCAATCCTGGTACATTTTTTATTTTGTTTCCCAGGTTCGGATATAGGCACCCACTTTGTGCTGATGCTTTAGAGGTTATTAGTGAAAAGAGGTGATTTGGTTTGCTGGAGGGCGGACCTCATGTATGGACTCATTGGTGACAAGCCAATGATTGTGCTGGAGTTATCAAGTTTAGGCTATGACGTTAGAGTTATTGAGCCCTCCACTGGACATACTGAATGGGTTTTGGAAGAGGAGTTGTATGTTTTAAGTGCCTGAAGTCATTTATAAAATTTTTTACTTGACAATGAATGGAACATTTGGTATGATGTACAAACAGATGAAAATAGGCGATTTGGTAAAATACATCTTTAACACAGAACACACCGAACTACAAGGTATAGGCATCATAACTGATTCAGGCATGAACAACAAAAATGCGCCAAAAAATATACATGGCGGAAAAGCAGAGGTATATTTCGTCCGGTGGTGTAGGGCAACACAAACAGTAGCAGGCTGGTACCCATCGACTTGTTTACAAGTCATTTCATAAAGGAGAGACAATGCAAAACTGGAGAGCAAAACTGAAACTTGAATCTGGACATGTTGAAGTGTATGTGCAGGCAGCTAACTTCTTTGCTGCTAAGCAAATGCTTGAGTCTATGTATGGCAAAGATAAGATTTGGGGCGGACCTACTCTTTGTTCATAAAATGAAAATAGGCGATTTAGTTTACTGGAAAGATGATCTTATGAAAGGTTACCCTGATGATAACCTTTTTATAGTCATCGACATGGAAAGTCAACTCGGAGCCGAGTCCTATCAGGATAAAGAAACTATGTTTTCTTATAGTCACGTCCGCGTTGTCAGTCCATCAGGGTGGTCACGTTTGGTCGCTATCGACGGACTGGAAGTTGTAAGTCCCGGAAATTGTTGAACAATTTTTTTTCTTGACAACCGCTTCGATCTTTGTTACAATGGGTGCATGTTGAAAATCGGAACATTGGTTTTATACAAAAATGACGAGGAGCCTAGTTTAGGCATTGTTATTGGAAAAGGCAAACCCCTCGCGGATTCTTTCAGCGAAGAAGATCTTGAAGATTTTTTTTCATCGGAAGATCTCAAAGCCAAGGTCTATCCAGTAAAGTGGGGAGATATGCAGAGTGTCTGTTGCGAACAACCAGAAAACTTAATAATAGTATCAGAGGCAAGATGAAAGTAGGCGATTTAGTAACACTATCACAGTATGGCTCTAATCTTGAAAACATGTGGCGCTGGCACCGGGATTGGCAAGACGGCAAACTAGTTGGGCTTCTTACTGAGATAAACAAGGGTGATTATCATTGGGACAAGGCAACTTATTATGTCGTTCAATGGATCAGTCCTAAACATAAAGGTTTGAAAAGAATGAGATGGAGCAAGCCAGGATTTTTCAAGAGAAGTGACCTCAAAATGTATAAGGCATCAAAAAAGAAATGAAAGTCGGCGACTTGGTAAAACACGGCTGGACAAAGGGAAAACACGGATTGATTACAGATATAGTTGATAGACCTCATTCGTGTGCGCCAGGTCAAGATATACGCATATATGATATACTTTGGTTTTGTAAAGGTTATTCGTATGTATCAGAAGAGGCGTCTTTTGCTTTCGAGGTTATAAGTGAAGGTCGGTGACTTAGTAAAGTGTGTAACAGTTGGTTCACATGGACTGATTATGAAGATCGATAGGACTTCAATCACGCAGAGTTATCAAGAGAGATATTGGATATTGCTGCACGGCAAAAGGACTGCTTTCCCTTTCTTGGGTCATCAACTTAAAATCATAAGTGAAAGAAAATGATATTTGATTATATTCCAGATGGTATGATGTTTGGCCTGTTAGATAATGGCATCGTGCTCTTTGGAATGTACTTTGGTGTAGACTTTGAAGGTTGGTTAGCCAATAAGTTAGGTAAAGAATCAAATCCATTCTTGGGAGCGGTAGTAGGAGCAACGGGGTTCAATGCTTTCTCTGATGGTATAGCAGCAGCAGTTGATCCGTCAATGCAAGGGATGATCTTTGGTATCGTGCTCGGCTGTATCCTAGTGATGTTGTTCATTCCGATTGCTGAAAAGTTCCGAAAGAAAAAAAATACTTGACAACCGATATTGATCGTGCTATAATGGGGACGTATTCAAAATGAGAGAAGAAATGAAGCTGCGATGCCCCAAGGATTCTGAGCATGACCGCTTTTCTGCGATTGCTCACGTTGCTGAAACATGGGAAGTGACAAGAGATGGAGACTGTATGGACGCCTGGGGAGACGAAGTTGTCTCCGGTCCTCATTTTGATACTTCCGTGTGTATGGTTTGCGGCGCAGATACCATCGTCGAGGAAGAGTAAAATGCAAGCTGGCGATCTGGTAGTCTACCGAGAGTATGAGTATTCAAAACGTCACGGGGTTGGACTCGTTGTTCGTACAAACCCAATGTACGCATTTGTCAAGTGGTCTGGTACACCCGCCAGTCAACCATTCATAGCGCACAAGAAGCATTTGGAGTTAGTAAGTGAGAGTCGGTGATTTAGTACACTATCCAGACGCTCCAATCAGGACGTGGGACAATGAAGAACCTTTGAGGTGTGGTATTGTGATAGGGTTTGACAAGGACAATGATCCTATTGTTTTTTTCACCGAGAGAAGCAAGGCTGACGCATACTATGTCTACGACATCGAGGTTCTAAATGAAAGTGGGTGACTTAGTTAGGGCTCGCATTGATCTCGATGACAATCAGGGATATGTAGAAGAAGGGGCAGTTGGCATCGTAACAAAACTAACACAACCCACACCAGACATAGCTATGGGTACAGCAGTTATAAAGTTTCCCCGGTCAACGTACATAACTTGTCGTTGGCAAGAGTTGGAGGTCATAAGTGAAAGCAAAGATAGGTGATTTGGTAAGCCCAAGAACAGGCAGGCGCACACACTGGATTGGTTTAGTTATAAAACAGCGAGAAGCAGAAGAACAGAAGTTTGGTGATCACAAATCAGATACAGATTATTTGGTTCAGTGGGCACGCGACCCGAAGCACCGTGCTTGGTGGGTAGATTGGAGTCTGGAGATTGTAAGTGAAAGTAGGTGATCTAATAAAAATCAAAGAGTGTCTGACTATCACTGGCAATAAACCAATCAAGAAATGTGGCTGTTTTCTTTGTTCACAGAATAGTAACCGTGCTGGTCTGGTTATATCTAAAAATATTGTTCCAGGCACCCTTGACGTTCCTTTCTGGGAAGTGCTTTTTGATGTAGGGCAATGGAGTATTCACCAGTCAGATATAGACGAAGGAGAAGTAGAGATTCTAAATGAAAGTCGGTGATTTGGTTGAAGTATTGTTTGAAGGCGTCGGACTGGTGATGACTGAGCCTGAACTGTCAGCGGATTGTTTGCCAGGAGGAGAAGCATATCCTCACGAGCATTATTATTTGCTTGATGTTCTTTATCCACACGGTTTGATCAGCACCGACTGTGATGATGTGATGAGGGTTGTAAGTGAAAGTCGGTGATTTAGTAAAATACAGGCATGATTGTTTCAGTAAAAAGACTTATGTTGTTCGTGAGGTTTGGGCACACGAGACTACGGGCAACACTCTATGTAATCTTTTTGGCTGGTCTGGAGGCGCAGGCACACTTCAGACATTTAGGGCGGATCAGTTGGAGGTTCTAAGTGAAGGCGGGTGATCTAGTAAGGGTGTTAAGAAGGTCCATCGGTATGCCTAAAGATTCGTTAGGTTTGGCTTTAGGCTACTATGTGAGTGAAGGTGACTATCATGTGTGGGAAATCTTGATTATTGGGCGAAAAAACACACGCAGGTATCTTGAGGAAGATTTAGAGGTTATAAGTGAAAGCCGGTGATCTAGTAAAATTCAAGCATTGGGTCAGGCCCATTCCGCAAGGCAAATCTATTGGTGTAGTTGGGGAGGTACAGCCCGCAGAAGGTTTTCTAGAAGAATCCGCGTTGGTGTTATGGAACGATGGCGCACGAGAGATCGAAGTCACGAGAGTGTTAGAGGTAGCAAGTGAAAGCAGGTGATCTAGTGAAGATGAAGGATGTTATGTGGTGGAGACTACAAGACCGCAAAGATTATACTTTCGAAACAGGAATAGTATTGAGTATAGATTATAATGCTATAAAAGTTGCACTCAACTCTGGCGAGAAAAAGTGTGGCTTGGTTGACTATTGGGAGGTTCTAAGTGAATGTGGGTGATTTGGTAGTTATGAACTTCGATGGCTGGAGCGCCGAAGAGGTTGATAATTATGGTGGATGGCAAGGGTGGGGAATCGGAGTAATCATAGAACTTCCCCCTAATGGTGGGCATGGTTATTGTCACGTCAGTTGGTCTAAGGTTGGTCCAAGCTGGGAGAGAATAGGTGAACTGGAGAAGATAAATGAAAGGTAAGTTAGTACAACTATCATCCTACGGGAAAAGAATCAAGTGCCTGTCGCGGTGGATAAACAGAGTTGGTATAGTTCTTGATACCACAATGATAAGTGGGAACATGCACTATGAGGTGATGTGGACTGGTGACACTAGATCAGTGTATAATCACATACGAGAAGTCAAACGTGCTAAGTAATTGAAATCATTGATGAAATTTTTTTCTTGACAACTGGCATCCACCGTGCTATAATAGGCGCATATTCAAAATGAGAGAAGAAATGAAAGTAGGCGATTTGGTGAAAATCGACATTGGGCGCGATAGGGGTCGAGTTGGTGTCATTACAGATTTTGACAGGGATAATGATCCTATTGTTTGCTGGTACGATGTAGAACCCAGGTCTGATGCTTTTTATCATTATCATGTGGAGGTTATAAATGAAGCTATCTAAAAATGAAAGACTTTTCCTAGTGTCTGTATGGACAGTCGCATTAGGTACTATTTGTTTTGTTTACTTCAATGCAGTAAGTTAATATTATGAAACGCGGTGATCTCGTAAAGATAAAATGGTACATCGATGACGACGACGTTGGAATATTCTTGAGAATCACTGACAACAGTATTCATGCCGATCTGAGACGCGCCGAAGTTTTCTGGGAAGGGGAACCAACCTCTTTTCCATTTCACCAGTTAGAGTTGATAAATGAAAGTCGGTGATCTAATAGAGACAACGTGTTTTGGACCCAAAGGTTCTGTTGGAGAGATTGGTGTACTCCTTAGTGAGACGTGGGAAGGGGATTGTTGGGAGATTCGTTTTCCTGGTATCACTTGTATTTACGCCAAAGATGGCTTGAGGGTTATAAGTGAAAGTCGGTGATTTAGTAAGACACAGAGACAACGGGCACTGTGGTATTATATTATGCGATAAGGCACATGGCGACCCACGTATGGTTGAAGTTGCGGTATCGTGGGGCAAGATAATATGGCGAACCAGAAGAGTGGAGGTCATAAGTGCAACCCGGTGATTTAGTAAGAGTCAAAAACTCCAGAACGGATGACAATAGCCAAATGGTGAAACTCTGGCGCGAACGCACACTCCTCCTGGTTTGGGCTCTCCAACCCGAAATCGGCTGGACACACGTACTTGATGGGGGAGCGAAAAGAATCGTTCCAACTCACAGACTAGAGGTTATCAGTGAAAGTCGGTGATTTGGTAGTTTACGCCTGGAAGCCAGAATCAGAGGATCATGGCGTGGGCATCATACTGGACGAGAACCCCTACTATTATTTTGTCAACTGGAGCAATATCTGTAGTGATTCTCCGATGTTGGCGACCATGAAAGAGAACGTAATCCCTGCTACAATCGAAAATGTTCAACAAATACGGGAACTTATCGAGCGCAAAAAAAAACTTGACAAATGGGCGACCATTTGATATAATGGTAACATAATAATCGAGAAAGAGAGAGAAAATGCCAAGCGAAGCGATGAAAAGGTCACGGAAGAGGTGGCTCGAATATCAGACAAAGCGCGAGGCGCACAACTGGACTAAGATGTCATACTATGACAAGGTTCGCGTTGGCGATATAGTAGAAGCAGAACACCCAAACGTTTCGGAACCACGTAGACTCCAAGGTCTAGTGATCGCAACTGCTGATACTGTTGAACAGCCGCCTGAGTGGGGAGACACCCACGTTTTGTGGCATGGCGCAGATAAGCCTACGTGGGAAGATTGCGGAACACTGGAGGTTATAAGTGAAGGATCGTAACTTCAGAGTTGGAGATCTGGTGGTCAATACTTACGTTGGCGCAGTCCGACAAGGGAAACTAGCTATGGTATGGAAAATAGAACCAGTTCTCGGTGATATAGTCGTAAGGTATGAGAACCCTGTAGAATATCATCGTCTGACCGGCGACTGTCTGGAGGTTGTAAGTGCAAGTCGGTGATCTTGTAAACCCGGTGGCTGGCAGGCTGATTGATCCAGGCGTAAAACTTGGACTGTGTATCTACCTTGACGCCATTGATGAGGGTGACGATCTCGTTCATTGGAAACTTCTGTCCAGCAAAGGCGTGATAGAGTTACCAACATGGCATTGGTCGTTGGAGGTTGTAAATGAAAATCGGTGACTTAGTAAAGCATGTAAAAGATGGTCGCACTGGTCTGGTTGTCGAGAAGAACTATCACCAGTTTTTAGTCAGGTGGTGTGGTCAAGACCTGTGGGATACTTGGCTCTATGATGCACACGTTGAGGTTATCAATGGAAGTCGGTGATTTGGTAACAAAGAAAAGGCGAGCCACAAACAGGAAAGAATGGGTAGGTATCATACTCAAGAAGGAGAAGTCTACCCGCGCAGAAAAATGCCATCCAGAGTTGAGGTATGAGATTTTGGTCAGGTGGCTGTCCAAAGATAACAATCCGTATCATCTCCCTGAAAATGATCAAATGTGGTGGGGTGCCTGGAGTTTGGAGATTATAAGTGCAAGTCGGTGATTTGATACAGTGTGTGGATCTTCAAAATATGGAGTACGATGGTGCAGTCAGCACTGGGTTAGTCTGCAAGATAGAACATGTGGTCCGAAAAGATGGATTTGGTGACACATCACTAGAGGTTAGATGTTGGGCTGTGTGGAGCGATGGTCAGTATGCTTGGGTTGGAGAAGAAGATGGACCGGAGGTTATCAGTGAAGGTGGGTGATCTAGTGAGAATAGATTACAAGGGATACAAACTCAGTGTTGAGTTTCTTGATCTCTTTAGAAAGGAGTTTTGTGGTGTAATCATAAATAAGTTTGCTAGACAACATGACAAAGCAAAATACATTACTATAATCACAACAGGCGGAGAACACAAAACATTTGCTTGCAACCCAGAGCTTCCACCGAACATAACAGTGGTAAGTACCGGAAATCATTGAGGAAATATTTTTCTTGACAACTGCAATCGATTGTGCTACAATGGGAGCACGTTCAAAAAATGAGAGAGGATCTAAATGACGTATTTTAGAGATGACAATGGCAACTACGTTCGCACCGTAACCTGCGGATATTGCTGGACAAGAGGGCATAACAGATCCTCTTGTCCTGACAGAGCGGCGAAGATAGAAAAACAACGCAAAGAGAATGGCAACGACAGCTATAATGTTGCCCAATACGATAGGGAACAGAAGGCAAAGAAAACCCGCTCTTGTAGCTATTGCAGTACAGAAGGCCACAATGTCACAACCTGTGAAGCAATAAAAGGACATCTCGAAAGTGAGATTGATCTTTCCATTGTATACCGCGCCCTCGCGCATGAGCACATCAAGGCGTCTGGACTCGGACTCGGTGCTCTCATTCATATTCCCGAATACTATGATGAAAACTATAATGTTGTCGGTGCCGTGGGGTTCATAACTCATATTGTGTGGGACAGGATTACCCACGAGAACAAAAAGAACTATTATGGGGTCAACTGTTTCGTTGCAAAGATGCAGGTCAAAGATCGCTATGGGTATACCAACTTGGAGATCCCTATGCCTTTTCATCCTGATTTATCTTACAATGAACAAATGAGGTATGACTACAACATTGCTGTACCCTCAGATACAGTGGAACCTCCTGATGGTTGGTTTGATGAACCAGACAAAGCCATGATAAGGCGTTTTCGCAACAACTTGAGAGAGGAAGGTCATTACTATGTCGAGCGGCGCTTTGAGGAAGCAAAGGCTCTCTTAGAAGCAGAAGAACAGGCAGTAGCCTAGTAACATTTTATCAACCGAAAGTTTTTTTACACAATGAAATCAACTACTTATAATAGAAGGAAACGCAAGTCGTTGAAATCATTGAGAAAGAAAATGCTTGACAATCACAAAAACATTTGCTATACTGGTAGCACAACAATCGAGAAAGAGGAAAACTAAATGGCGATTGACTTCAAAACCTTTTCATCCATCGCACCCTTTGTTATCACGGGGGAGCAGGACAGTAAAATCTACCCTATCATGCTCCGTGGGAGACATGGTATTGGCAAGTCACAGGTAGTATATCAAACTGCCGAGCGTCTTGCCTGGGATGGCGAACGCATCGTAGTGCGCGACGACAAGACAGATCTGCCTGGTTATCGGGTAATCGAACGTCGCGCCTCTCAAATGACAGAGGGCGACCTGATCGGTCTGCCTAAGACAGACGGTGATGTTACATCCTTTTGTCCTCCTGATTGGTTTCAGTTTGCATGTGACAATCCCTGCATCCTGTTCCTCGACGAAGTGGATCGCGCTACGCCAGAAGTCCGTCAAGGTATCTTCCAACTCACTGATAGTCGTACTCTCAATGGGAATCGTCTCCACTATGGAACTGTTGTGTGTGCTGCTATCAACGGCGGTGAGCATGGCGAACAGTATCAGGTTGGCGAAATGGACCCGGCAGAGATTGATCGCTGGACTGTCTATGATGTAGAGCCCACTGTAGAAGATTGGCTTGATTGGGCAAAGGACCGTGTTGCTGTTACAGTGTGGGATTTTGTGAATAACAATCGCAATCATCTTGAGCATACAACCGACTTTGAGCCCAATAAGGTATATCCTTCCCGTCGTTCATGGGACCGGCTTAGTACCGTGTTGAATCGCACTAAGTTGCTCGAAGGGGGTGCTAGTGCTACACTGTTCAACTTGTCCTCTGGGTTCGTTGGCTTTGAAGCGGCAGTTGCTTTCAACGATTACGTTGAGAACTATGCCCGCGTTGTCACTCCCGAGGATATTCTTGATAAAGGAGAACACAAGAGAGTCAAGGATTTTGGAATCAATGATCACTCTGCGCTTGTAGAGAAAATGCAGGCAAACGAGTGCTTCAAGGATGAACTGTCAGAAGAACAGATCAAGAACCTTGCTACATACTTTGTTTCACTTCCCAGTGAGGTAGCTATGAAACTGTGGACTGTACTTGGAGAGGGCGAAATGGCTAATACCATCAAACTCCACAAGTGTCAGGTAGATGGCAGGGCTGTTAGTTCTCACTTGGTGGAACTCCTGACGGGCGATAACCCCGATGACAAGAAAGAAGAAGAGAAATAGAACAGTCTTTCTCGATGGGGGGGCGAAAGCCCCCCCTAACTCCTTGTTATTATTGAAGAAAAAAAAATGCTTGACAACTTCCGCTAACTGTGATATATTTACTACAATGACAATCGAAAAAGAGAGAGAACAAGTGGTAGAAGAAACAAAAGAGACTACACCCTTTGACTTGAACATGCACGTCGCACGCTTGCTTATGAATGAACCGTTCTTCGCAGCCTTGTCCCGTCGCATTGACAAGTCCGAGAACAGAGGCATACCCACAGCAGCAGTCTTTGTTGATCCTAAGACCGCTCAGTTTCATATGTGGTATAACCCAGAGTTTTTTGTACGCCTTACAGATATAGAGCGTACCGCAGTATTGAAGCATGAGTTTTATCATCTTATCTTTGAGCATGTGACAGGGCGCAGACCTGACGGCGAGAATATGATGATGTGGAACTACGCTACAGACCTTGCTATCAACAGTCACTTGCAAGGACAGTTGCCAGAGGGTTGTCTTATGCCTGGAAAGGATATGTTTGCAGACTACGCGCCTTTTCTGTCTGCCGAACAGTATCTCAAACAACTCAAGAAAGACGAGAACTTTGACAAAGACAAGGGCGAGGGCGAGGGCAAAGACGAAAAGGGCGACTGCAAGGGTGACGGTGATCAACCTGGCGAAGGCGAAGGAGAACCCGGTAAAGGCGGAGGTATGCCTGACAACGGACAGTTTGATTCTCACTCACAGTGGGAAGAGGTTGATCAGACCACAAAGGAGATTGCCAAGGAGCGTCTGAAAGACGCACTCAAGAAAGCATCTGAAGAAGCCAGCAAGTCTAATAGCTGGGGAACTGTGCCTTCTGCTGTACGCAAAGAGATTCTTGATCGTATCTCTGGAACTATTGACTGGCGTAAAGTCCTGCGCTACTTTGTGAAAACTTCACAGAGGGCAAACAAGACAAGCACAGTCAAGCGTATCAACAAAAGGTATCCGTACATCCATCCAGGCAAAAAGGTTCGCCGTCAGGCTAGTATTGCTATTAGTATTGACCAGTCTGGTTCAGTCAGCGATGCTATGCTTGCCTGCTTCTTCGCAGAGTTGAATAGTCTGTCAGATCTTGCTTCTTTCACAGTTATTCCCTTTGATACTGGCGTTGCAGAGGATAAGGTCTATGTTTGGAAGAAGGGAGAGAAGCGTAAATGGGAGCGTGTACGCTGTGGTGGAACTTGCTTCAACGCGCCGACAGAGTATGTCAACGCTCGCAACTTCGATGGTCATATTCTATTGACTGACCTGGAAGCACCCAAACCCAAGGCGAGCAAATGCCAGCGTATGTGGATGACCACTAAGGAGCACGCTGCACGCCCGTACTTCAAGACTAACGAGCGCATTGTAGGCATCGAGCCCAAAGTAGCATGAAAAAATCATGTGCATGAAAAAAATCATGTGCATGATAAACCAATCGAGAGAGAAAATGGGTTATAGATCAGAAGTAGTCCTGGCAGTAAAGAAAGAGATTATGCCTGAGTTTTTGGCGCACCTTGCCACAAATGAGGGAGCGAGAAACTTAGTCTATTCGGATGCAGACCATACCGAACCAAACTATGAATATGATGGGAATCTCTTAGTGGCATGGAGTGGAATCAAATGGTATGAGGGCTATCCAGACGTAGATACACTTGAAAAGTTTATGTCTATGTGCGAGGAAGATGAAGAGGGAAAGAAAGAGGAGATGTTTAGATTCGTTCGCATTGGCGAGGACTACGAGGACATTGTGACTCGCGGATATGGCTTTGATATTTATGTCAACCGGACGATAGATTACTAATGGTCGAGGTAGGAGATTTGGTAGCGCACGCCTTTTCAAAGTTATATCCTCCGGGTATAGTGATCAAGGCGAGCACAGATAGTGCAGAAGTTGTGGTGATACACTTCAACGGAGATAAGATAATCTGGTCGCACACTATGTTGAGAGTTATAGAATGAAAGTCGGTGACTTACTAAGATTCAAAGAGACAGGATGTGTTGGCTTTGTGACTGAAATGATATATGATTATGCTGTCAGAGTTTTTGTTCAATGGACCGACGAAGAAACAAAACAGAGTATGTCAGAGGCGATTGTCTGGAAAAAGGATTATCTTCTGGAGTGCACGGAGGTAATCAATGCAAGTCGGTGATTTGGTAAAGTGTATTGGTGGTGGCCTGTATATTGTCAGCGCCATAACAGAGGAGGCATGGAAAGAAACCTGCAAAGGAGAGGTGACTACTGGCGTCATTAGGTATGCAGACTTGATAGATGCTGTCACATTTGAGACTGGTGCCTGTCTCCGCATCGACGACAACCCCTACTATGAGATCGTAAGTGCCCGAGATCATTCATGAATAAAAAAATGAAAAAAATGCTTGACAAACCGATTTCTCTGTGTTATACTGGTAACACAATAATCGAAAATCCCTCAACGAGAGAGAAAAAATGAGTGAACCCCTGATTATCCCTGTTAGAGCAAATGGAACAATCGCGCCTTACCCTGTTGGCGTGCCTAGTGGAAACGGAATGTCAGAGAATGACCTTGAGGGGTTCTTGGCGGCACAGGGATTCGAGGTTAGAGAAGAACCCAAAACCCGGAAGATTGGCTTTGTCGCCATCATGGGTAGAGACGAGGAACTTAGGAATGAAAAGGAAGAAGAAGCCAAAGCTGCGGAACTGGCTGGCGATTCACGCCCACTTTAGGACTGGTTCAGGCAACCACGGAGACGAGCGAAAGCAAAAGGCTAAAAAAGCCTGTCGCAACTTCAAGTGGAAAAGCTAATGAAACCAACTCTAGGCGATTTAGTCTGCCACAGAAGGTATGGAACGAGAAGAGATAAAGGA